CCATTTATGCCTGGAAACCAAATGCATTAGGCGCCAAAAACAGCGATGCGGAGATAGAATATGCTTTTAATGCAGGTAAAGCATTGGGCGTAACACATGTTACTGTTGAGTTGCCTAATGATGAGCAAACTAAACGCCTGGGCGACCTGGCCACAAAGCATAAAATGTATGTAGGTTATCATGCGCATACACAAGCTACGCCAACATTGTGGGATACCGCGCTTAGTCAATCTAAATATAATGCCATTAACCTTGATATTGGCCACTACGCATCAGGTACCAGCAGCAGCCCTCTACCTTTTATTGAAAAATATCATGACCGTATAACCAGCATGCACATTAAGGATCGTAAGTTTAACGATGGCCCTAACGCGCCATGGGGGCAAGGCGATACACCAATAAAAGAAGTGCTGACTTTAATGAAAAAGAACAAGTATAGGTTCCCGGCTACTATTGAGTTGGAATATGCTATTCCTGCAAATTCAGATGCTGTACAGGAAGTAAAGATATGCCGCGCATACGCGGCTGATGCATTGAAATAAACAAAAATGGGGACTAAAAGTCCCCATTTTTGTTTTATAGTTTATCGCATTCGCGTGTAAATCACGAATAAATCTTACCGGATTTCTCTTTTTCGTTCAAACGAACAAATAGTGCAGTTAAACAGCTATTTCTGGTTTAAAAGAAGATATATGAGTTGTTTTTATACTCAGTACAAAAGATTTACCTACACTTATCTTTATGGCTTTATCCTGAATCATAGCTTTTATAGCCTCATCGGTTTTAAGGGCCTCATAAAGGTCGCGTGCAACGGCAGATCCGCTTATATTATTGGTAACTTTGCCGTTTTCCATAGCTAAACTGAAGGTGTAGCCAGATTTGCCACGATCGCCGGCAGACTCAAAATCTGTGATGTTTAATTTAAAGCTTTGCTCTTCTGCAAGGCTTCTCTTTAAATGCAGACGAATAACCGGGATATATTTTCTCCAGGTTGTAAGGTATTTTCTTTCTTCCATGTGTGGGTGGTAAAGGTACCAATATAATACGGATAGCCACCTACATTATCAATTAAAGCACAAAAAAAGCGGGTAACTTAGCCGTTACCCGCTCTTAAATGTGTGTTCTCGATGAGAACACAACAGTGTTACATAATGTGCTGGCGATCATTATGTTATGCGTCATTCTACAATTCGGTGTCAAATAGGTGTCTATTTTTCATCTAATTTCTTCTGTAATGCTTCAACTTCCTTATCCAGGCGTTCAACTATTTTAATGAAATGTTTTTGATTTGCCTCCATCATTTTAAACTGCTTTCTCAGAAAAGAAAGCTCCAAAAGCAGTTCATTCATATCTGTTACAAGTCCACTGGGTTTTACTGGAGCCTTGTCCTGCGGCTTCCCTTCACCTCTGCCTAACCAGTCTGAATTCAAACCGAAGTTTTTTTCCAAAAGCGCTACGAACTCGTAACGAATAGGAGCCCTGCCGTTCTCCATGTAAGACAAATTGCTTTGTGGGATACCTAGTATTCTTGCAGCCTCGTTTTGGCTCGGATTGATGTAAGTCGTTCTAAAGATTCTAAGTCTTTGAGCTATTTTTATATCATGGTATTGGCCGATCTCTTGCATTATGATATTAATTGGTTGGGTGTGTAAGTAAATTTGAATGAAAGGCAATCTAATGACGAAGTCCTAAATTGATCTTCAAATAATAATTCGTTTTTATATGCAAAGTCCATTATTAATTTTATGTGGTGATGTTGTTTCCAAAATCTTCGTGCTCCAGTATTCCATATGTTAAATCTTAATGCGCCTATTATTGGGTTCTGATCATGCCCGTAAGCATTTACGCCAACGTAAATGCAATCCTTTATTTTGGTACCTATTCCGGAGCCAACCTTGAATCCGTTCTTTGGCCATAGATTACTACCATATAAATAACTATCATGAAGGATATACATTGTAGTATCACAGACCATGTTTACTATGTTTGGTTGTGTTAACATGCCTAGTTAGGAGCAATTTCAAAATTGAAATCATATTTCTTAATCATCCCTCTTATGCGAATAGCTAATATAATTTTAACGATTTCCGGCTTTCCACTTTCTTTCAACAATTTCCTAACCTCTTTTTTGTCTATCGTTTTTGATGGCCACCGTTCCGAAAAACTTCCTGCAGGGAATATCCTTTTTTCTACAAATGATCCGGCTGGTAGCTCTTGATCTGGTATTGAATTTTCAATATTCAACTTAAGAGTATTATCAAATATTACTTTAGATGATGCTCCATTTAAAATAAAAGAACTCTTGTCCCAAATAATAGATATATCGTCTTTTTGGTTATTCGTTATTTTTACACCCCAGGCGTATTCTTTTGGGGTGAATGCTACCGATAACGTATCTGATTTGTATGATAGGTTTTTGCTTGCCGGCACTGTCATAGAAACCATACATCCGTTGACAACTTGTTGAGCGGTCGCTGCTAATGTTGATGTCGCGATTAATATAAATACAAGTATTAGTTTCTTCATTTATCTATTTTTTGTACCACGTTAAATATCTGCTCTACATCATCAAGCTGTAATGTTTGATCCGGGTATGCTTTCTTATCAGGATTAAGCGAGTGAATAGTGATAGTGCATTGTTCGATGTCATGTTCTAGTATCTGCTTTAATAAAATACCTTCCGTTTTATGAACAATTACCCAGTTGTCATAATTATTAGTGTGCAGCTTATATCGCCAGTGGTGCTTTGCCAATTCACGACCAACAACAGTAACCCCATCAAAAATGCTTTGTCTAAACTTCTCAGGCTCAAGTGTTGTCATGCTATCACCTTTAACTTCAAATGCCAGGTAGTGCCCTCTATGCTGCTTAGTTACGTCAACCGATATATAAGGTAAGTCTTCATAAAATTCAGGGTCTTGAAACCCTCTTAAATAACCGGCAAAAGCTTTATGAGGGATAACCGGCACACGCATTCTTATTGTACCATCTGGTAATTCCTCAAACCGTGATCCGTCATTGTTGTAATCGGCAGGGTCTGATGCCAGACTGATTGGCTTGGCTTCAAGGCGGGGGTATGTTGTTTGCTTAGTCAAGAAAATGTCGCCTTCTCCTGTGTCTAGCCAAATTGGATTAACATTCAATTCCTTTTCAAGAATATAAGATGTACCATTTGGTAACTGTCTGTTTTCTCTAAAGTTTTCAATTGCAGACAAATTTACCCTGTTTATACCTAATATTTTTGACATTTCCGTCTGCCTCAAGCCCAAAAGCTTTCTTACTTCGGTAACTCGTTTGATTTTTTCTATTTGATTATCAGTCATTTAAATATTAAATGTATCAAATGGTAAATTAATGTACCAAATAATTTGTTGATGTACCAAATGGTACTTATATTTGTCTAACACAAACAAAGATACAAACTACTAATCACTAAAAAATAACCTAAAAGTACCAAAATGAAAAACTCACAATTAGCAATGGTTTTAAGCGGAAAGGGAACCGAGATGTTTGAATATGACGAAACTCCATTAATTTCTCATGGCCGCCAGACTTTTGAAGTTCATGAGGCACCTGTTGAGGTTAAAGAAAAAATATTAGGCTTTATTAATTCAAGTGAGGCAAGAAGAAAAGCTTATGCAGAAATGGCCGGCCAAGATACAGATGCTCAAATATCACAATGTATCAAATGCATGTTTGCTCAGCTTGATGGCAACCCCGATATAGATGTTAATGGCGACATCCTCAACACAGAATACGTTCAATGTCCTAAACGTGGCGCTTGTAAACACGAGGGCATTGCATGCAATAAATTAACTATCTGCAATGCAAAGATCACCAAGAGCCAGGAGCGGGTAGTTAATCATTGTTCATTATCATACAAAGAAATTGCTGGCAAGCTATTCATTTCAGTTCAGACTGTAAAGCGTCATATGCAGGACGTGCTTAAGGAAACCGGTATACCTGATAAAACGAACCTTGCTCTTACAGCAAATGAAATTGGAATTTTAAACTAACATATAATGGAAGTACTAAGAATTGAGAGAAACATGCGATGGCCTGAAATATTAAGGTTAATGCCCGAAAGGACTAAAGAAAACCCACAGGTTATTGACATTGAGTTTGAAGGTGCAGTAAGGCAAGCAATCAGCCGGACACTAAAAAGAAAAAACCCAGAAATGAAATTTGGTACCGAGATAGTTCATGTACCGGAATTAGGCCGAGAAGTACTGAACGTTTGGAAAAAAATCCTACCCATTAAAGAAAACTAACGATGAGCAATCTAGCACTTAAACTAACTAACCGCCTGAAGGTAGCCCACAAAGCACCACAGGAAACTACATCTGGGCTATTGTCCCTATTACTGTCGGCAAACTTTGAAAGGGCCAGAATAGTAATTGCTGACCATGAGTTATCTGATAACTTTTTGACGCTTTATTTAGAAGACAAACAGGATTTTAAGGATAACCTGGAAGACCTCCTGATGTATAAGTTGCCTATCAGCAAGTTTGCTGGAATCATCGCCAGCGAAAATCTTAACAGCTATCCTGGAGTAAAGTATACTGAATGCGGCCGGGAATATGATGCGCAAATAGAAATTAACACCCCTATTAAATGGTATGAGCAAGATGCTAACATATACCAGCAGAAAATAGCTAGGGAAACTGCACTAGAACACATTTTAAAATCATTGTAAGCATGCAAGGCGTATCAATAATTGAAACTGAAACACTACTTAACCTTATAAATAAGGTAGAGAAATTGGAGCAAACAGTAGTAGGGACTCTTGCCAGTTTAGCTGATAGCAAAAAGCCATACTTAACGGCTCATGAGGTAATGGACCTAACTGGCTTTGGTAAAACATGGCTGAATGATAATAAACAAGATATCGGTTACAGCATGGTAGGCGGATGCTTGCGGTTTAAACGCAAGGACTTGGAATCATACATGGAATCCAACTATTTCAAGACGAAAGCACCAAGGAGGAAATACTCATGACCATCACCCACGATACAACAGTTGAAGAGTACGAAGCTTGGTTATCTACGTATCCATCAATTAGCGAACTGAAGAAAGCTACTAATAAATTGTTCAAGCTGGCCTATTCTACCATGGGTACTATCAAGAAGTTGATTAAGAAGATAAGTACAAAACATAGATCTTGCCTGGCCGGGAGGAAGGCATCAGCACCGGTTTATCCTGAAGTATGGAGGAAGATGTTTCAAGCATGGCGTGCTAATATCTCCACAGAGCTTGCCAGAACTCAACGCCACATTCAGCGTCTCGACATATTTGAAAAGATAGGGGAGCAGAAGTGGGGTGAGTCGGTGTACAGAGAACGGCATAATAGACTGGCTGACAAGGTAGAACAAGAACTAGCTATGGAGACCCTATTTCAAGAAGCATTAAACGGATTAATTAAAAAATAAAACATAAAACATAAAACTAACATGGAGACACTAGAACTAGTAAAAGTAGAGCAGCCTGAGCTTTTGCAGGTTGTAAACGAAAGTAAAATTGAATTTACAAAAGCAGAATCTTATGCAGCCGGTTATGCTCCATTTATGCATGAAGTAAATACGCTTAGCCAAGGATTGAAAACTATCAATAAAATCAACCCGACAACCACTGATGCGAAAACAGCTCGCCTACAACGGTTAGCACTTGTAAAAGTCAGAACAGCGGCTGAAAACAAAAAGAAAGAGGATAAGGAGGTTATAGTCATTGAAGGCCGTCTAATAGATGGGTTATTTAAAGTAGTAGAAAATGCTGCTAAGCTAACCGAGTCTGAATACCTGGAAATAGAAAAACATCAGGAAAGAGTTGAAGCGGAAAGATTATCAAATCTTGAGTTTGTTAGAAAAACATTGCTGTCTCCTTATGGAGAGGTAAATCAATTCGTTGACTTGAAAGCCATGGACGACGACAATTTTAATAAATATCTAGCTACTGAAAAGCTGGCATTCGAAACAAGAGAGGCGCAAGCAAAGCAAGCTGAACTTGACCGTATTGAGGCTGAAAGACTAGCGGAAGAAGAACGTGTAAAAGCGGAGCTAGAAGCTAAAGCTGAACAAGAAAGAATACAGTTAGAAAATGAGGAGCTAAAAAGAACTGCCGCCGTTAAAGAGGCTGAACTTAAAGCCGAGCGTGAAATACAGGCTAAAGCCGAAGCCGAAAGGTTGAAACAGGCGAAGGACGCCGCTGATAAAGCCGCTAAGATTCAAGCAGAATTGAAAGCTGCAAATGAAAAAATAGCTTTCGCCCTTAAACAAAAGGAGGAGGCTGAACAGTTGGCTCAAGAAGAAGAGAGAAAGCGCATTGAATCAGAAGAAGCAGAAAAGAAAGCGAAAGCAAAAGCCGCTATACTGGCTCCGGATAAAGTGAAAGTAAAGGCTCTTTTTGAATCTGTGAAAGCAATAAAAGTTCCAGAATTTAAATCGGAAGAAGCTATTAAACTTGGCAAAAGAGTTGAAGAGGCGCTTCAAATAGTAAGACAATTAATTATTCAAGACAGTAAAAACCTAATATAATGAGTGCAGATAAATCACATTTCAGAAAAGTTTACAAGTCGGATCACTTAGGTGTTCCAGATTTAGAAGATTTAATTGAGGAAGGTAAGCAACTTGTTTTTACCATCAAAGAAGTAAAGCAACAGATAGAAGTTGTTGCTGGCAAAAGAGGTGAGTTTAACATAGCCTACTTTATTCAACCTATCAAGCCATGGGTTTTAAATGCTACTAATGCCAAACAGGTTAAAATATTTGCCGGCGGCTCTCCATTCGTTGAAGACTGGAAGAACGTACCAGTTGAGCTTTATATTGATGCAACCGTCAAAATGAAAGGTGACGTTGTCGGTGGTGTAAGGATTAAACCAACTAAGCCCCAATTAACAGCTAAAGCAAAGCCGGTATTCACAGAAGTCAACTTTGAAAAAGCGAAAGCAGCTGGAGCATCAATAGAAGCTATTGAAAAAGCTTATCAATTAACAGAGGAAGTTAAATCTAAATATCTTGAATATGTTGGAGTTACAGAGAACGCCTGAGTGGTACGCTAAGCGTAAAGGCAAATTTACATCATCTAGGATCAACGATTTAATGGGCATTAAGGGGCTTGGTAAAACAGGCGAAACCTATGCTTTTGAAATGGCGGTTGAAATATGCAATGGAATTGACTTATCAGATGATTACACATCGTTCGATATGCAAAGGGGTATTGAACTTGAGCCACTGGCATTTAATAAGTTTGCGGAACTGAAAGAAGTTGACTTTTTAAGCGTAATTAAATGTGACTTCTTCGAACTTAACAAAGACACTGGCGGCAGCCCTGATGGATTGGTATCTGATAACTCGGTATTGGAAATTAAATGTCCTAAACCTAATAAGTTTTTTAGGCTTGTATGTGATGACGTTATCGACCCGTGTTATGTTGATCAGATGCAACACCAAATGTTCGTTACTGCAACTGAAAGAGCCTATTTTTTCAACTACATAATTTATAATGGTATTCCATACTGGCACGAAATAGTTGTAAATAGGGATCAGGCTCGTATTGACCTAATGAAGGAGCGTATAAATGAAGCGGTAGCTATTAGGGATCAGTTTGTTGAAGCCATTAATAATAAGAAGCAGTGGTCTTTACCTGTAGCCGCCTAACCTATGTACACCGACAAATCACAAATGCCATGGGGCAAGTATCAAGGCCAGCAATTAGCCAACGTACCAGATTCGTATCTGCTTTGGCTGTACACGGAGGGCAAAGCGCATGGTGACCTACTGAGGTATATCCAGGATAACCTGGCATCAATCAGGACGAATGTAAATAAGGCTATGGCCAGATGCTAATTACAACCTATGAACTAGTCCCCATTGATGGGGGCGTAGAGGTCATAATTACTACAATAGAAATAATTTAACCCGCCGCAAGGCATAACCAGCCGCAAGGCACAAAACACACATAATGGAAATTAAAGGTAAGGTGTACGAAGTATCCCCAACGCAGCAGGTTACTGATGCATTAAAAAAGAGAGAGCTAATACTTGAATATATTGAGAACCCTCAGTATCCGGAGTATTTAAAGTTTGAAGCGATACAAGATCGTTGCGCATTACTGGACAATGTAAAGGCAGGTGATGACGTAGAGGTATTCTTTAATCTACGCGGCCGTCCATGGACAGATAAAGCAGGTAAAAAGACATATTTCAATTCTCTGCAGTTATGGAAGATTAATGTATTGGCGGCAGGATCAGCACCTGTACATACGCCTCCTGCTGAAATTAGTTCCAAGCCGGATTCGGACGATTTGCCGTTCTAACCGGCTAACTTATCAAAATATTGATTGAATTGATAAGCTGCTGGATTAGTTCAGTAGCTTATTTAACCCACACTAAACAATGCTACTCCACAACATCCTAACCATACCCTCCGAGATTGACAACGCACCACGGGTGCCGTTTAATACACTCAGGCATGGAGACAGGTACAAGCACAGGCCAAATGGATCGGTTTCCCAAATCTTCTTTAAGGGCCCGGACTACTTCACCATCCGCAGAGCTGATGGCTGGCTGGTTAAATGTACGCCCGATAGGGAGGGGTGGAATAAGATGGTGATAAAAGTTCCCCCGGTGCGAAAGTAGCCGGGGATAAATTAAACAGATATGAAAAAAGTAATTATTGAAAGCCCTTATGCTGGCAACATCATTCTAAATGAAAACTACGCTCGCGCTTGTATGAAAGACTGTTTTGATAGAGGCGAAGCGCCTTTTGCAAGCCATCTGCTGTATACGCAACCAAATGTATTAAATGATACAGTTCCAGATGAAAGAACACTTGGTATTGATGCTGGCCTACTATGGGGTGCCTGTGCTGATAAAACAGTTGTGTATACTGATTTAGGACTATCAACTGGAATGAAGTACGGCATTGAAAACGCAAAGAAAGTAGGTCGTGAAATTGAATATAGAACATTGCCAAAATTTGAAATTTAAGTATCTATGAAAACACCAATAAGTTACTACGGAGGCAAACAGAACTTAATAAGTGAAATTCTACCTATGTTCCCAAATCATATTCAATATGTCGAGCCATTTATCGGTGGGGGTTCATTGTTTTTTGCTAAGCCAAAATCAAGGCATGAGGTTATAAATGATTTTGACGGGCGTCTAGTAAATTTTTACGAGGTTTTAAAAACAGATTTCGACTCGCTGAAACTTTTGCTAAATTCAACCCTTCATTCCGAAAAGCAACTAAAGAAAGCAGCAGATATACTTAAAAAACCATGCGATAACAAGGTAGAATGGGCATGGGCGTATTGGTGCTGCACTCAAATGACGTTTTCCCATAAACTATTTGGCGGGTTCGCTTTTTCAAATGATAGACGGCAACCAACAAATACAAAAAACTCTATTCAATCTTTCACAAAACAGTTATATGAAAGACTGGCCGATGTAGAAATATTTAATAGAGATGCAATTAAACTAATTCTCCAAAAAGATACACCAGATACTTTTTTTTATTTTGATCCGCCTTACGCTGAAAGCAGCTGCGGTCAATACGATAAACTCAAAGGTGTGTATTATGAATTGTTAAATATACTTCCTTCGCTTAAAAGCCAGTGGTTAATGTCTTCGTACCCATCGGATCAACTGAAGCAGATGAGGGGGGATAACGGGTGGAACAGTAAAGATATAATACAAAATCTTTCCGTGTCTGGAAAACACACCTTAGGAAAAACAAAAACAGAATGTTTGACGTGGAATTACAACTTAATAAACACTCAGAGGTCGATATTTGATTTAATGGAGGATGTTGCATGACCCCACAACAACTCTTAACACGCAACGCATTGATAATTGAACGCTATATAGGCCTACAAGAAACGGCTTTAAGCATCTCAAATAATACTGGTATATCATTACTGTCTATCGAAGCTATTATAAGCCAATACACACAACCTGCTAATAATGATATGACGCTACAATCTAAGGTTAACTACGGTTTCCGAGATTGGTTCATTTACGAAAACTGGAATAAGTTAGCTATTCAGCAGATGGCTGAAGTGTTAGCATGCTCTATAATAGTAATTAAACGCCGGGCGGCGCTGCTTAAGTTTGGAAAAAAGAAAAAAGTGGTATTTGAAAAATCCAAGTTTAGTTATCGAAGCCGAACGATAGTACTTAATACTATCACCGGCATATACTATTTTTCAAATAATGAAGCAGCTGATACTATTGGAATAAACCGAAGCACGTTTAAAGGCAAGATGTGCGGTCAGCGTTATAATGATACTTATTTCATCAAAGTTGCTTAATACTTATCAATATTTTGATTAACTTGATAAGTAATTTGTGTATACTTGTTGAACGGTTGGTAGCCGGTAAGTACCCGTATAATAACAGGTATAAAAACATTCAAATATTACCCTCTTGCAAGTATCACAGAGCAATTTACTGCTCATTAGGCTACCAACTTTTTAGACTTGCAGGGGGTAATGTTTATTTTACTAAGACACTTTTATTTGTATGAAAACACCAAGGCCTTATCAGGTTGATATAGTGGATCGCACTTCTCGTTCATTGGCGAAAAATAAAGCCGTGATTCTGCATGCGCCAACAGGGGCTGGTAAGTCAATAATGATTGATATGATTGTTAGCCGGTGTGTAAGCAAAGGGAAGACAGTGTTAGTCCTTTCCGATGCCAGGAAGATATATAATCAGCTAGTAAAGGAGTGTAATGGTGTCGAGATTAACAGTTCGGTAAAGACAATACAAATTCAACCAGGACATTGCTATGTCGGCATGATTCAGACGCTGATTAAGAGGCCTATGATCATACAGCAGCTTCAAGAGTTGGGCTGCAACCTTATCCTACTAATTGACGAAGCACATGTGGCTACCAGTACCAAACTTATCGACTATTTACCTGAAGCTTACCGCGTTGGCCTAACGGCAACTCCATACGGCGTATTACATAAACACCTGCCGACATACTACAATGATTTAGTTGAAGGCCCACAGGTTGACTGGTTGATACAACAGGGGTTTCTTACTAATTACCGGCACAAAAGTAGAGTGCCGGCCGATACTAGCTTACTCGAAATTAGAAATGGTGAAGTTACCGAACGATCAAATGAAATAGTATTTGGTGCGCAGAGAGTATATGATGGGCTATTTGATGACCTCAAGGCGTTCCCATATAAAAAGTGTGTGATTTTTGTTGCATCCATCAAACAGGCTGAGGGGCTGACCGATAAACTTTTGGAGGCGGGTTTTCCCGCTACCAGATATCACTCACAGGTTGAACATGGGGAGTATGAGTTGGCAAAGTTTACCAGCTTGGGGATGGCCAATATATTGGTAACCATTAAATCTCTATCTAAAGGGTGGGATTATCCGCCTATTGATATGGTGGTACTCATGCATAAAACGCTTTCCACCAGCGTTTACCAGCAGGAGATTGGCCGCGGTTCTCGGATATACCCCGGTAAAGACATGTTCACAGTCTTGGATTACGGATCAAACTGGAAGCAGCACGGATTATACTTTGAGGATAGGCCATATTCTGAACTTTGGAATAAGGTTAAAAGGAAGGGCACGGCGGAAGGGCCGGCAGCTTGCAAGTCATGCGTAAGCTGTGAAAGTATTATCCCTGTATCAGTAAGGATATGCAAGTACTGTGGTTATGAATATCCAGAACAACAGCAGGAATTTGCGCAGGGGGAGTTAGTGGATTTGACTGATGAATACCATGAGTTAGTTGGCAAGCGCATCTCCGAATTAACACCGGTTGAACTGGCTAACTATGCCAAGTTAAAGAATAAACGCCCGTTCGCTATCAGGGTTGCGAAAGCTAAAGAACAGTTAGAGCAGGGGTTTCTGATGAATTTTGCAGCCAATATGGGATATAAAAGAACTTGGATTGATCATCAGGTGATCCCAAGTGAGCCGATCCAATTTGCAGATATAACTTTAAGGTAGGATATGGAAACGAAGGTAATACAATTAGTAAAAGACATATCCGATTCCGCCCCTCCAGAAGGCAAAACCCTGCAGGATATAATCAGGGAGTCGTTAATCCCGCAAGGGGTTGAAGTGCCTAAGCCTGACCTTGTCTTTGGCATTAACGGGATACCAATTTGCACAAAGAAATCTATTTCCACGCTTATAGGCCGGGCTAAATCTGGTAAAACTACTGTTACCGCATGGATAGTTTCGCAGTCCATACAGGATTCCACCCGCGTCTTATGGATTGATACGGAGCAGGGATTATATTACGGCAGTCGCACGCAGCACTGGATACTTAATATGTCGGGGCTTACAACCAGCCCCCACCTGCAATTCTACGACCTTAAAGTATTCAACCCGACTAAGCGTATTGAAATGATTGAAGAGATCATTAAGATCGTTAAGCCTGATTTAGTTATTATTGACGGTGTACGTGACTTAGTATTTGATATAAACAGCCCAGAAGAGGCCACAATGCGTACAGGTGACCTTATGCGATGGGCTGAACAATACAATACTCACATATTAACTATCCTTCACCAGAATAAAGGAAACGAGCATGCGCGTGGCCACCTGGGCACTGAAATGATCAATAAGTCTGAAACGGTCGTCAAAATAGAAGTCAATGAAGACAAGCTCATCATCTGCAGCCCAGAATACACCCGATCGCAGCCATTCGAGCCTTTTGCTTTTGATAGGGATGAGCATGGCATGCCGCAGTTAGTTGAAGGCTTTTCAGGTGCTATTACAGCAAGTGGGGGAGAAAAAGATGGTAAGCGCGCTATTGACCCAACCGATCCAAAATGGAATCCGGCACACTTAGATATTGTAAATAAGGTATTTAGTAAAGAAGAGTATTTAAAGTATGATGATCTGATGCAAAATATTAAATATTACTTCCAGCTATATGGTGTTGAAATGGGCCTTAATAAATCACGCGAATTCGCTACGCATTACATGATGGTAGGCATCATATGGAAAAACCCGTATGTAAAAGGATATGCGAAGTACCAAAAGAATCCTAAGTTTATTGGGTTTAGTGCAACTGGCGGCGTGGTTGATATCACTCCAACCACCGGAAAGGATGCTCCGTTTTAATGAAAGCCTTCAAATACAATCTGGATAGATCGAGCAAAAAGTTTATATGCCCAGGCTGCAATAAGAAAACACTAGTTTGCTTCCGCGATATAGAAGGCAACTTCGCCGATCCTAAATTTGGTCGGTGTGATAGGGAGGTCAATTGCGGATATTTTGCAAAGCCGGAAGATGATGCAATCATTTTCGTACCATATCAACGACCAGTTGAAAAGGATCCGTCATACATCCCCATTGACCACGTGATATCAACGTTAAAAGGATATGAAGACAACAACTTCACTAAATGGCTAATATCGCTTGTAGGGGATCAGAAAGTGCAAGAGCTTATCGAAACTTACCGTTTCGGCGTTGATGACAGCAGCCCCTATACTAAAGACTGGACTATATTTTGGCAGTATGATTTGCATAATAGGATTAGGTCCGGTAAGATCATTAAATATTGCAGTGATGGGCATCGGGATAAAGAACATTCCGCAACCTGGTACCATAAGCGAGTGCGTAATGACGCGCCGGTATTCCCTGATTATAATTTGAAGCAATGTTTATTCGGTGAGCACCTACTGGCCGGCCAGCCCACCAAACCGGTAGCTATAGTTGAAAGCGAAAAAACGGCCATGATATGCAGTTTATTCATTGACAAGTATACTTGGCTAGCTTGCGGTGGTAAAGTTGAACTACGGGCCGAAAAAGTAGGTCCATTGGCTAACAGGTCTGTTACCCTATTCCCAGACCTGGGCGCTTATAGTGACTGGACACTGAAGGCAAAAGAGTTTGGCTTTAATATATCCGATCACATAGAGCGAATTGCTACTGATGAGGATAGGGGTAAAGGGTTGGACTTAGCTGATTTTTTGTTGAGGTAGGGGGTTAGTCGGTTTTATTATTATCTATCAAAACATTAAACATCGCAGTGCCCGTATCTCTAAGGATATCAATGGAGCATGAAAAAGAAAATATCATACATATACCAAATATATATTTTAAATCTTTAAATTGATGAAAGACAGGGGAAAGGGTTCCGCTGTCTCTTATCGTTAACAGCAGAATCGAAAATACTATCAATATTATTTGTTGATGCATAGATGCTTTAATCTCTTTGTAAATATTTGTAAACTTTTTATTATATGTTTTCGATAGTTCCTCTAGCTTAGATACTATGAAACTGCTTGTAGCGGTGTTAATTGCAATTAGGGTAATTTGAATTTCTACAATTTTATTTGTTAAAAACCCTACTAAGAATTCGCTTTTAATGAATACACATATTGATTCTATTGTTATAGAAACCATAATTAAGAATCCAATCCGTTTAAGTATATATATCATTTATAGATAGCCGTTTAAAATTTTAATTAATTCTTCAGTTGTTCCATTAAATTCTTGAATGTTAATTGTTCGTTCTGAGTTGATGGTTTTAATATTGCTTCGGATACCTTTAACCTTTATTAAAGGTGACTTTCCTCCGCCTTCTTTATTATAATCCAGCAGTGATTCCACTATTGGATCGCCTTCCTTAATATTCTCCAAAGTGCTGTCACGTGGCGCGGCTATATTCAAATCTATTGAATGGCCATTTAGCTCATTGCTTATTGCTGTAAGACTGCTTTTTATCGCTCCCGATATATTTGAGATATTAGGCTTAATGAACTCAAACTTTAGGGATGTTATACCCCTGCCCTCATACTGCTTAATCGTATCCCAAAACTGATTTTTATCAAATGTTTGCTCAATGTATAACGAAAGCTGGTACTTTTCAAGTTTTTTTGACCAAGTATTTTTTAGTATATTTTTAGCAGTAATGCTATCAGAAAATGCATCAAGGTTATTTTGAATAATCAAAAATTGCTTGTCATTTCTGTTATTAATATAAACATTAATATTCGGATAATCTTTAATTGTTTCCTTTTTAAAATCTGATTTATTAATCTCCTTATTTTTTTCTACTCCTATTTTTAATAAAATATCGTCATCTTTCTCATACTCTACCCTGCCAATTATCTTGGACCCTTTGCCTCTAAAGATGTTTTTTTCATCGGTTATAACATCCTTGAAAAATTCGTTTTTTCTACTTACTAACTCTTTTGTTGACATATGAACTTCGAATAAGCTCGTTTGCGCGGATAGGTTTGGCAATATTTGATATCGGAATATTGAGTAACGAGAAGATCTATAATTCATATTGATTTAGGGTTTATTAATTGGCTGCTAAATATAACGTAGTTTATCCATTAACCCTTAATACATCCAAAAAATGAATGTTCAATACTAAATCTAAGTAGCTTTAATTACTCTAATTTCAAGAATGAACATAATGCCCGTATTTCTATTAACAAATATATGGCTGTGATTCAATAATTATTGCTCTTCTAACCAAATATACCAAATTACTTATCAATATTTTGATTAACTTGATAACTTTTTATTATCTTTATATCGTGCAACCGGAATACGCACATACATTGGATTCTGAACTTAAATTTCAATCGAACTGCTTTACTAACCACTGGAACTATTACCCGGCGTTAAGGAAGCGTTTGTGCTGTATAAACAACAATTCTCAGAACGCATTGAAGGGTGCTTTTAACAAAGCTATCGGTGTTGTTTCTGGTGTTTCTGACATGTTTTACCTGCTTGAAGGTGGCCGGATTTTATGGCTTGAATTTAAAATACCAGGCGGAAAACAATCGGAAAAACAAAAGGAATGGCAGCAGATTTGCGAAAGTTTGGGGCATGAATACAGGTTGATTTATTCTGAAAATGAATTTTGGGAGGCGGTTAATTTGCCAAATCCTTGCAAGATTGCGGCGTAGGCCAAAATTGCAAAAAGTGCCCTGACGGTACTTTAAAGTACGTTAAGCACTTGTTAACGTACTTGTAAAATTATGAAGTTTAAAAGTACGTTAACGTACTATACAAAAACAGCCTTAACAGTGCTTTAAAGTACGTTAAGCAATATAAAAACTAAGTTAACGCACTTATATACAAAGTACGTTACGTTAATACCCCCCTATATGTAATATAGGGGGTATGTTAACGCACTTACTGTTAACGTGAATATTTAAATAGCATGATACCACCCAACATCCTAACATATTTCAATAACATGCAACCAGGAGAAAAAATCCACGTGGCCAAAGCGAAAGACCCAGCGGTTCTTATCCAGGCTGCGAAGGACTACATGGACAGCGGAGGAAACATTCAAATCGGCGAAGAATACAAAACGATAACTAAAGTAATAGCATGGCCAAATTAAACTTATACCCGGTTGTGATATCCCGGTATCTTTCGCAGGTGAATCCTGTAATGTACAGGGAGATAGAAGAGGCGATAACTCCGATGCTCTCGGACACGGCCCACATACCGGCGCTATTGCAAGCTGTCCGCTGCCAGCATCCCAACTTTGACGAAACTGATACACGCATTTTATTTACCGCTTGTGTTTATGAAATTTATTGTCCTGCTTCTTTTTTGCCAAAGGCAGCTATGAGGTTACCCGTTGGTATACGTGATGAAATGGCGAGAGTTCTGGGGTACGGAAATCCTGAGAACATTAACTCGTGGAAGGGCATAGCGGATGCCTACATGAAGGGTAAATCCTTCCGCAGTAGGGTTGATGCGATAAAAGATGAGTTTAGATGCTTTAGTGTTAGGGCGCAGGATTGGGAATTAAAATTAGTGTAATCATGGCAGATAAACTTACTGATAAGCAGGAACAATTTTGTCAGGAATACCTGATTGACTTGAATGCAACGCAAGCGGCGATAAGGGCAGGATATTCAGTTAATACCGCAAGATCATTAGGGCAAGAGAACCTGACAAAACCTGACATTCAAGCCCGTGTATCAGAATTAAACAAAAGTCGCTTAGAAGCCACAGGAATAAGCCAGAAAAGAGTTTTAGAAGAGTATGCTAAGATCGCTTTCTTTGACATAAGAGAAATATTTGATGTTGATGGAGGTTTAACAAACGTCAAGCAACTTGATGCTAACAATGCTGGCGCAATCGCTTCGATAAAATCAACTGAAGAGTGGGGCGAAGACGACGATGGGAATAAGATCATAACCGGTACCGTAAAGGAAATTAAGGTGTTTGATAAGATCAGGGCTTTGCAGGATTTGGGTAAACACCTTGGATTATTTGAGAAAGACAATAACCAAAAGGCGGTTGAAGTTCCTAAGCAAGTGATCATCATTAACGGCAAAGAAGTTGAGTTCTGATAGACAGGTATTATTTGAACCATTCCCTAAGCAGGAGGAGTTTTTAAATGCCGTGTTGAGCGGTAAATTTTCTTTCGTGTTATTTGGTGGTGCTATCCGCGGGGGCAAGACTTTTGCGCTACTGGCTTTATTTATTGTTCTCTGTAAGGTTTTCCCAGGTAGCAGGTGGGCGTTAGTTCGTAAAGACCTGCCAACAATCAAAAGAAACCTTTATCCAAGTTGGAATAAAATAAAGCCTGATAGGTTTATAAAGAACCATAACAATGAAACGCATACAGTAACTTTTAATAATGGAAGCCAGATTATTTTTTACCCTGAGAACTACGCACAGGATAAAGATTTGGATAGGTGGAAAGGTCTTGAAGTAAATGGATTCGGCTTCGAGGAAATAAATGAGTGCCAACAGGTAAGCTTATTCAAAGCTTTTGAACGTGCCGGATCTTATGTGGTACCAGGGTTGAAAACGCAGCCTAAGCCAATAGTTGTCGGAACATGTAATCCAACACAAGGGTGGGTAAAGGAACTCATCTATACTCCATGGAAAGAAGACACGCTAAAACCATCATGGCATTATATTCAATCAAGAATACACGATAACATTCCATTGTTAAAAGCGCAGCCTGATTATCTGCCATCGCTAAGAGAAAACTTAAACACTTATGAGTTTTTGGTTTATGTCGAAGGTGATTGGGATGTACAGTTAAAGACAGGCGGCGAGTTTTTAGGTAAGTTTGAATTGAGTGATCATGTTAAGCCTGGTACATGGGATATAGAAAAAATGATTTGCATATCACTTGATAGCAACGTTTACCCTTATGTGGCTGTTACGGCATGGCAGATAATACCAGACGGATCAGGTCGTAAGATTAAGCAAGTTCATGAATTACCGGCAGCTGATCCAATAAATACCGGCACAAAGGCAGGAAAGAACGTGGGAGAATGGCTTAGGTCGATCGGATATAATCAGCGGGTAAAGGTTTACGGCGACCGAAGCACTAAGAACCGCAACAACATCGACGACAATAAAAAATCATTCTTTGCCCTGTTTACTGAAGCTATTGCGAAAGAGGGATTTACAATTGAGGATTGTATGCTGAACAATGCGCCGGTTGTGAGTACCATTGCTGATTTCGTGAATGGTGTGTTAGCGGGTGAGGTGCCGGGGCTGAATATTGAGATAGCAGAGCATTGCAAAACATCAATTAACGACTATATTGAAACAAAAACCAATGAGAATGGGGGCGTATTAAAAGTAAGGGTAAAGCATCCCACCATAGATAAGTTAACCTATGAAAAGAACGGCCACTTAACCGACACCCTCAAAGACTTTATAGTATCCGCCTTCAACAAAGAATACCTCGCCTTCATCAATAAGAAGAAAGGAATGGGGATTAGTGTGTTGAGTTCGATTAGGTAGGCTACGAGGTTTATCATCCTGAACATGGTTTGAAAAAGACTTGTTTATTTCAAATGTAGTTGTATCTTTACATTATGGACGAAAAAATAATATCAGAGGCCGAATTCGGTCAAAGCAGCACTGTTGTTACAATTCATAACGACAAAGGCTCTAGCAAAGAGTTTGATATAGTTGGGGATAACCACAAGGAACAGTTGCAGTTTACCATCACCTACAACCCAGGTAACTGTAAGATGGATATAAATGATGTGCCGCTGTCTGATATGCAACGAAGGTTATTAATTGAATTTCTAAGCCAATCCATATAACCATGTGCAACTGTAACCCAAACATAACCGAGGCGGAACGGTATGTTCAACAAATAGTAGTTGAACCTCCTTTCCCCGAATACGTGCAACGAAGAAAAGATGCTGGTCTATCCGGTAAAGCCTGTATTGATCCGTGCATTATGGCCGAGATACAATCGTTATGGGATGCCGGAATACTTACCCACGGATGTTGCTGCGGGCATAATAGTGCCGATGCTAAATGTTTTCCGTTTGTGAATGTTGCAGATGAGCACATAGAAGAAATGTTGGCTTTGGGATATGTACAAGAACACTGGGATGCAACTAGGAAAGATACTTTTAGACTAAAATCGGTATGATATTAAAAAATTGGCCTATATTTCGTTGATGAAAAATACTCATGGCGGTAAGCGTCCGAATTCTGGCAGGAAAACTAATTATGTATCAATGGAGGTTAAACTACCTGCTGAAGATAAAGAAGTTATAAAAGCTAAATTTGGAAGGTCATTTAACCAGATTTTCAGGGATTGGGTTAAGGAGATTATTAAGTAGGCCGGCGCTACTGTGGTGCAGGAAAAGGTTTGGGAGGTAAAGTAAAATAACGTAATTACAGAAACTTATGGAAGACACAAAAGGACTATTCATTAGTGGAGACAGCAGAACGATTAAATTTGTCTACCCTTTATCTATTGATTGGCAACCAATGCCAGATATTACAACGTTTGAATTGGCACAGGCGATGCCAATTTTAATAAGTCGCAGTTCCATTATGCCAGATCAATTTGATGCTTACCCAGAAAGCGTTAAGAGACATTTTAAAGTGCTATGATGAAAGCAAACGAATTACGAATAGGAAACTGGGTGAGGCATAGCGCTCAATGGAGTTATAGAGGTGACGGTGAAAGGGAATTCGATTTGCAATGGCAAGAGAGCGATTGGTACGCTTTAGGAGAAAGTACGCTTCATTGGGCAAATATCAGCGCCATTCCTCTAACCGAAGACTGGTTGATTAATTTGGGGTTTGTCTTAGACATCTTACATGAAGGAGATTCTCCTATTTATTATTTGAATGACAACGATAATGTTTTCCAAATTGATAGCGATACATTGCAGCCTTTAGACGCCGGCTTCCCTATTGCCAAATATGATATTAAATACGTCCACGAACTCCAAAACATTTTTTTCGCACTTTGTGGAGAAGAATTGATAGTTAATACGTAATATATTCTGTAGTTTGTGTATATTTAGACTATGGAAGAAACATGGAAAATAATTGATGGATTTGAAGATTATGAGGTGTCGTCTTGCGGTAGAGTAAAAACTAAAGAAAGGTTATTGAGATATAATCATGCTGTTACTGGGAATGAGCATTTCAGGAAATCTACAGAAAGAGAACTTAAAATACATTTGAACGATTTGACCGGATATAAATTCGTTCAGCTTTATTCCAATAAAAAAATGTTTAACCTGACAATACACCGATTAGTTGCTTTGGCATTCAACGAGAGATCGGATGAAACTTTTGATGTTGTAAATCATAAAGACGGCAACAAGCATAATAACACAGTTGATAATTTGGAATGGGGAACTAACGCTTATAATCATGAACATGCAACGATTACCGGGCTGAAAGCGAAGGGTAGTAAAATATCATCTGCAAAATTAAACGATGCAACTGTTCATGCTATAAAATGGTTTTTAAGCAAGAATTTTAGCCACTCTGAGTTATCTAAGGCATTTAAAATATCGAGACCAACAATTTCAATGATAGCCAACGGTAAAATATGGAAACATGTCGAATTTACTGGTGAAGAATTATCTGTTAAATAGCATGAACCCAACAGCAGAAGAAATTACCGGCGAAATACTTTATATGCCCGTCACAATTGGCAAGTTAAATGAAAGTATAGAATCAGGAGTCAAGCTCATTGAATCCTATGCCAACCAGCAAAATAAATGGGTGAATGCGGAAGATAGGTTACCAGATCATAAAGACCTTGTATTGATTGATGTAGAAGGATTTTCATTACCGGCAATTTATTATAGCTATCCAAATTTTAAAGGCTTTTATAAATTTACACTGCATTTTCATTGTAATTCCAGTAAGTATAACAAGGTTTACTTAAAAGACAAGCATAAGTTTCGAGACGTTAAACGCTGGCTACCATTACCGAAACCACCTAAAGTATAATCACCATGCCTCAAACCCTCACAGCCATAAACCATACGACCGTTGAAGCATTAGGCTTTGTTCCGATAAGCGAGAGCCATGCTGGAGTAGATAGATTTGCAAGAAATAATGTTATCGTTTGTATTGATAACAACGGGGACTATTCGGTTTCAAAGAATGATAAATCGGTATTAGTGAGCACCCTTACAGAGTTAAAATACCTGCTAAAATAAAACTTTCGCTTTCCTAATTTGTCTTAAATATCTAACTTTAAGGCTATGATTGACATGAACGGGGCCATATTAGGAGTTACAAGGGATGACTTAACAGATATTAATATCAGCATTGAGCCGGTAACAGTTGATGTTGACGGGCATCTTGCAGCAACAGGCGTGTATGAGTTACATACCTCCCCATCTAATGCCGATGTAGAAGCCAAATACCTGGGCCGTTTGTGTTTTCACTTAGAAGATAAATATGAGTGGGAATATGACGGCGACCAGTTGAGCGATGATGAAGTCGAGCAGGTAGTAACATTCATTCAAGAGGAACGCGAGGAAAACTTTTTCTCACGTCCAAAAAAGACTGACCTGCAACGCCTTGAAGTTTCATTGTTTCACGCCTTTAAAACGTATTTTGTTGAAGACCCAACAGGTGCATCGCCTATATCATACAACGGTATACCTGTTAAGCCTTTATACGACAATGTTGAGTTAGATGAGTTTTTCAAAAAGGTAGTTACATTTTATTCAACCCTATAGCTATGTGTTACAAAGTAGCGGTAAAATCGGCACCAGAAGAATTTGAGAAAAGGTTTGGGTCTAAATTCAAACCTGAATATGAACACAAGCTGCACTATCATGCGAATGGTTTTTCACACCCTTCATTGCCGGTTATCACTCAGAAAGACCCGGACGTGATACAGGCGTTTGAGTGGGGGCTTATTCCTTCGTTTGCCAAAGATGCAGCGCATGCAAAAAAGCTTCGAATAGGTAACCTGAATGCGCGGGATGATAATGCATTCACTGCGGTGTCATGGAAAACATCAATTAGAAAACGGCGTTGTCTGGTGTTGGCCGATGGTTTTTACGAAAGCATGGATGTGAACGGTAATAAGTATCCGTATTTTATTTACAGGAAAGATAAGCAGCCGTTTGCCTTTGCAGGTCTATACAACGCGTGGAAGGACGAGAAAGAAATCTGGCATCCTACATTTTCAATAGTGACTACCGAGCCAAATGACGATCCTAATGATTTAATACGGAAGATACATAACATTAAGTTGCGCACGCCTGTTATATTACCGCCTGATAAAGAGCGTAATTGGCTATCCAATGATTTGCTTGATGAAGAGATTAAAGACTTAATGGTGCCTATTGAAGATGGCGTACTTGCCGCGCATCCAGTTAACAAGGATTTAAATAAAACAAAGATTGATACGAACAACGCTCAGATTTTGGAGGTTTGTGAATATCCTGAGTTAGCCCCCTTGTAGTGGCCCGAAATGTTCATTTATCAATTCTTTAATAATCTGCTGATCATCGTAATATAATTCGGACGTTTCATGCAGGAAGCACACGATTTCTCCATTTATTAATATTACTTGGCCATTATAGTAGTTATCAAGATACACATGCCAAATTTGATTACCTGCTCCTCCTGGATTTGATATCTTTAATACTGCACGCCTATCATCCCAGGGGATATCTAAAATGATTTCTTGCATGACTATCCTATGAAAATAGATTAGGCCCCGAATCCTGTAACCTGTTTAGTTCAGTAGTATTGCTATAAATAGATTCCGGATGCTTATAATATGCCTGTAGTGTCTCTGATATTTCTATTTCCACTATTACCTCATCCGGCCATTGCGTGTAATAGAAAAAGATCGCACCCTTTAGTGTTTCCAAATCCCACATGTTAGCGGCCAGTTCATTCAGGTCTACCATAAACGATGAGTTTTGCAAACCATCAAACGGATCGTTTATTAACACATATATAAACCCATTGGTTGTCTTGTCAACGTCCTGATGTACATATCTCAGTATTCGTAAATTATCATCTCCTGTTACGTATACGCCCCCTGGCTCGCTAATTACTTTAAACTTTTTCATTTTAGAATGGCAGCGTTTCGTCTGGAATATCCTTAGTCTCATCACCTGTCAACTCCTCCCATAACTCAGGAGTGCAGTTTTCTTCTGTTAGTTCCGGACCGAGGTGTGATTCCGATAAAAACCCATAGCCTTCATTGTTAAACGTTGAATACTCAGGTATCGTCATTAGGTAATTACTGGTTTTCGCCACCGATTCCAAGAATAGGTTTATTGCAGCAAAGAAGTTTTCTCGGTAGTCATCAGTAGGAATATAGTCTTCAGATACGCCCACACCTTCAAAAACATAATTAGCTACTGGTTCAAATGTTTTATTATCCTTATACTGGATAACTTCAACCAATAGCCCATATTCTTCACCTTTCAAAGTCCTGCCTTTTTCGACAATTATTTTGAAGCCATTTGACTGATTTGTGATGACAGTTTTTCCATCTACCTGATTTATCTCAAACTTTTTCATGTTGGTGCATTCTTTTATACAAAGTTATGCTAAAATAATTAGCAAATACAAGATGTATTTTAATTTTGTTTAGCCGGGTCGTTTTTTACTTTTGCAGGATGAACGATGTAGAGTTAATCGCATATTTTGAACACGCGAAATTACCGGAGAAAATACGCCTAGACAGGGCAAGCACACAGCATAATGTTGCTGAAGCTGTTAAAATGAATATAGAACTTATGCTGGCTAACCCCAAAGATGAGCGTTGCAGGCACCGACTAAATAGGATTGCCAATGCAATGGAAAATCCTTACGATGGGCCTGAGATACCACGGTTCTAAAAGGCAGCCCATATCCCGGGCTACCTTACTACTTACGTTTATCAGTCAGATACTTTTCAAGCACCTTTCTGTCATTTGACTTGGTCGCCCTTATAGCCCCGGCAACTGCCTGGCTACTTACGCCCATCTTCTCCTTGAATTATTGAATCTCGTATTTTTCATCGCCGCTGACTCTTTTACGGTCTTGTTGACCTTTCTTTCTTTTATCGTCTGCCATGGTCTTATAATTTGGTGTAGAGATACAACACTCAAGGCTATGCATGGTTTTACTAACGCCACTTAATAACCACTATTAAACAACAGCGGAACTAAGCATGGGTATTTTTGCTTAATGGAGTTATCAACGCTTACTAATCTTCTTTCTGATCCAAAAAAACTTATAGAAAAAGTTCAGGCACTTCGCCCTGATGAGGATATTAAATCTATTCAGCCTGAAGATCATGAAGTAATGGATGTCTCGGAGCGCCCAAAGCGGGAGATCGTTGTTGGCACAGGTGTTCTTGATGATAAAGGTCAAGAGATTACCAGAAAGGAGTACGAAGAAGTTACCCGTATCCCTTCACCTATCGAGAAGAACATTATTGATTGGGCTGCACAGATGGCTGCAGGTGTTCCGGTAGAAGCGCACGCCGTCCCGGCCAATGCTACAGAACAAACGCTTTACCATATGGTAAAACATACGTTAAAGTCGAATAAGACTGAATTTCTGGATAAGACAGTTGTACGGTTGATGGCAACCTATAAGCGTTGTGCTGAGGCGTGGTTCACTGAGGATTGCGATGAATTCTATTGGGGTGAGTTAGGCAAGTTTAAAAAACGTTTAAGGTTGATGATGCTATCGCAGGAAACTGGCGATATCCTTTTTTTGATAACCAATAGTGTAGGGGATGCGATTGCTTTAACAAGGGAGTATAAGGTTAAAGACGACGAAGATAAAGATGTTGACATGTTCGATATCTGGATTGATGGGGCGTATATTACATATAATAAAGACCAAACAGGCTGGGCACAAGTAGCGAACGTAAAGCAGAGCTACGGTAAAGCTAGTTTCGTTTATTATAGTCAGGATCGTTTGGAGTATGAAGACATTACTCAAAAACGGAAAAGACTTGAAACCCTTGATTCAGACCATGCAGATCAAAACATTGCAACGGGTTCACCAATACTCGTAGCCTCTGGCTTGTTAGGCATGGGCAAGCGTGGCCAAACTGGAAAAACATTTGAGGTGGAGAATGGTGGCGATCTTAAGATGCTAGAGGCTGCAGGTACGCCTGAATCATTAAAGATGGAGCGGGAGAACTTGCTTAACGGCATATATTATGATACCAGCACACCAAACATGAGCATTTTTGATGCTGCAGGTATGGGGGCCAATACGCCAGGTATTACTATCAAATTGCGTTTCCTGCCAGCTACCTTAAAAGCGCTGAATAAACAGTCAGGGTCATGGGGGATGGGAGTACAGCGTAGGTATAACTTCCTAAAAGCTGCATGCGCTGTTATTAATACTGGCGTTGCTAAAGCTGTAGGATTAGATATAAGTCCAAAGTTTCAGGTGTATCTGCCTGAGAACACGACTGAAAAGTACGATAATGTTGTTAAGCTGTACGGTGCCGGACTGATTAGCATTAAGACAGCAATTACAACGTTGGGTATAACAGAGAATGTTGATGAGGAGATTGATGCTATTAAGGCGGATGCGGCGGAAAAAGCTGCGTTGGCGCCGCCCGTTCCAGACCCAAAAACAACTAAATAAAAATAAAATCAATCAAAATATTGATTAACTTGATAAGTATACTTACATTCGTTTTATCATAATATTTAGGTGAGAGATTAGGGTAGGGTTAGCGTGTAATAGCGCTAATCTTATTTGTAGTAAACAGAGGGGTTCGAGTCCCTTCTTCCGCACAGAAAAAATACACATGAGATGGTTGGACGGTGAGATCCAACCTACCGCACAGGGGGAAACCTTGCAAATTAGCGTAAACGCTTACATGGATAAGCCCCGGTAATGTGCCGGGGCTTTGTAAAAGAGAAACACCGGACTACGCGACAGGTGTATAAATAATAGGGTGTAAAGGCTATAAAGGTGCATGAGCCGTATTCCCGTGACTACCTATCCGGGTTTAAAAGAAATTAAAGGACAACAGAGGTTTAGTTGGGGTTAATCTCCTGTAAAGGCTAAGGATGATTCCCTTAAGCTTTCTGAACTAGGTGGTTTAGCCGTTCGACTCGGCCTGTTGTCACGCAGCATGCGCTATCCAGTAAGTTACTGGCCAGACCTCAACTGAGTTAAAAAGGGGAAACATGAGCTGGGTAATACCGGCTTTTGTTGGTAAAAACAATGCATAACGCAACTAACGCGCCGGTAGCAATCTCACCGGACTAACAAAGGAGGAATTATGAAACGCTAATCACTCAAAAGAACTTAACCAGGGTCAGCCATAGTGCTGGCCATTGGTGGTGAATTTAACTTACATTTTATGAATCAATTACAAGGAAAAGAACGAGAAATCGAAGTTAATGCGATGATTGACATCGCTGTTGAGACTTTATCAATAGACAAAGAGCAGGCAACAAAAAGAGTTAATGCGCTATTGCTAGCAATCGATAATGGACTGTTTGATGGAATCCCTAATAATGGGCCATCTGATTTTATGCAGGAAATGTTTGTACGTGTAAAAACTGAACAAATAATGGGCACTCACATAGATTAACCACAATGAACCTAATCAAACAACTCTGGAATAAACTATTCCACAAACGTGAACCAATGCAAGAGAAAGAAATTGACTACAAACAGGCTGAATCGGATAAGTACGAGGCCCTGATGGCTTACAACACGGCAGGCCAAAAGAAACAACGCCGTCCAAATACCGGCACCAATTATACACCACCTAAAAAGAAAAGGAAGTAATTATGCAAGCCGATGTCCTGATACCGTACGGCCATTCCATAGATGATCTCCCTATGAAGATACTTCAACATATTACAATTTTTGAAAGGGGGCTTGTCGTTACTGAATATGGCTTCATGATGGGTGTATTCGACTATGCTACAGGTGGCAAGATATGCGATGTAAATGTGGGTCACCATATTGGCTTAACTCAACAACAATACATTGAAGGCTTAATAGAAAAAGCAACAGACACTATAAAATTTAATTCTAACTGGCTTGATGTACTAAACCAGTTACCAACGATAAACTAATATGCATTCAATCCAACAAACACTACGCAACGCCTCTGTCAACGGCGTGATAAATATTGACAAAGCAATTAAGGCGCTTGAGGCCTTTGATCAGGAGAGGGAGGCAACCCGCCTGTTGCTGATTGATTTAGAAAAACAGGTAGGCATGACTGATGGCGAAAAGATCAACGCACATTTAGCAACTATGACAGGCAAGTACTTCAACCCGGTTGATTACCATTATGAGGCCATGCCTGCAGAACAGAGGATATAACCTAACCTAATCAACCATGAGAGACAACCATCTATTCTACAAAGAAGAATATTTCGATAATACCAGTGAGATGCTCCGGTTTATCAATGAGGAAATGGAAGGAGACCTTGTTACCATTTTGCCAATAGTGTCTACCAATAGGTACGCTGTAATTTATACTGTTGATGCATACGAAAAAGCTGTATTCGAGTTTCTAAGTGGAATGAATTGGCATATAGCCGGTAGTATTCTTTTTATAAAGAATGGCACCGAAGAAAAGGCATATAACTTCTCTCGAGACAACTACAAACAGTTGTTGCACGATTTAAAAGTTTATTAACCCAATAACCATGACAACAATTATCCTAACAACGGTAGCTATCGCAGCAGTAGTAGCAGTCAGACTCTGTATCAGTATAAGTAAAATGTGCTTTGAGGAGGAGTTAGGGGGATAGGTGAGAGCTAAATACTTAACAAAGGATTTAAACTAATTAACTAACCAACCCGACAAAACCATGCAAAACCTAAAAGAGTTCCTCACTACCGGACTTCAAGAACTGGAAACCGCAACTGCTGATTTAGCAGACTTACAGCAAACGAATAAAACGCTTGTAATCGACAATTCGGACCTTCAGGCGACACTTGACCATGCGCACCAATACAACGCTGACCTAACTCAAAAGCTAGCAGATCAGGCGGCACAGATAGCGCTGCTACAAGCAACACCGGCACCGGCCTCACCGGCCTCGCCCCGCTTGCAATACTGGGGAATGAACATTCACTCATTCAACAGCCCGATCTATAAAGACAGCAAAATATCTGCTGAACTTATTAAATCACTTGGCATGAATGCTGTTAGATTGGATATGAACAGTATCAACCCTAACGGTTCACTAACGTTAGAGGATGAGTTCATATACAGCATCTACCCCAACATGAGAAAAGCAGGTCTGGAAATACTTCCGGTATTGTATACGCCGGGCTTGTCGCTAAGTAAGGTTGACGGCAATTATGATAAAGGTTTTACTTATGCCTCAGGTTTCGCTGAGAGATACGGCAAGCTGTTCCCATCATTTGAACTAGGCAATGAATTAGCGTTGAAATGCATCCTTAAAAACGTCTCAGGCGACGATGTAAAGCATTACGATCCAATAGCCATTGCTTGTATCGCTGATTATGTTAAAGGCATGTTTGATGGGGTTAAATCACAGGGGTCTGGTAGCTGGACACAGATAAACGGAGAATGGACACACTTTGCATTTATTCATTACTTGCAAGATAAGGGTGTAAACTTTGATGAGTTAACCTGGCACTGGTATTTAAATCAGGAAACTGGATTGCTACCAAAGCGCTATGCCGGCATGAAGATAGAAGATATTCTGCCTATTGAGTTTCCAGGTAAGCCAATATCATTCAATGAAGTAGGGTTTAAGGCTGATAAAACTGGCTTTGATGCTCAAAAGCAATTAGCATTGATACCGTTGCTTAAGCGTCTGAAGGATAAGGGCTTCTCTGTATTCGCCTTTCAGCAGTATGACCAAGTTGAGCGGCTAGGGGTAGAGGGAACGTTCGGCATGTGGGACGCTCAGAAGCAGCCAAAACCTATTGTTGAGATGTTGAGGGGGATTAGGTAGGAGATAGGATCGGATAGCCTAAGCCGCTACCGACACGAACTTTTGAAAGTGATACTCTTTATCGCCGATGGATAATGTAAAGCCGTCAGCGGCTTGAAAACGCCTAAATAGAGTAACGTAGCTATCCGTGAAGCCTGGAATACCAGTTGCAGATGCATGTAAGGCTTTTAAATTGGTGTTGAAGTAGATAAGTTGGTTATCTAAAATAACCACGAATATTTTCTTTGCTCGTTTGTTCACAAAGCAAATGTAATAAAACGTACAAATATTTACAAATATATTTGGTAATGTAATAATAGGTACATATATTTACATCATCAAAACAAACAAAACTTAGTAGTATGAAAAACCTGAATAAGCAACCATCTAAAACAGAAAATGCTTTACAACTGATTAAATATGATTTTGCTAAGAATGGAAAAGATACCGGAATAGCAAGTCGAAATTATATTGAAAACAGGGTAAGCTACGCCAAATTTCAAAAGTACGCTAAGATAGGTTTGGCTATTTTCAATGGAGCCAGCGCATTTTAGTTATTTATAATTAAAACAGAAAGAAAATGGCAATAAGATACAGGAAGTCAGGGATAGGGCATTTTGAATTAATAGGCGAAGTAGAAAGGATCGGCATTAGTAGTATTGGAGAATATTATGTGGATGTAGTAACATCTTCAAAATACGAAAGGCGAATGGTGACAAAAATAACTATGAGTATTAATCTATCAAAACTTTTTATACCGTACTTATATAAAGCTATCAAGGCTGAATTTAATAATGAGTGTTTATCCATAACCAAAATTTCCTAATTATCTATCTATAACAATATTTTGAATTATGAAAACAGAGCAAGAAATAAAAGAAGCCATTGAAACCAGAAAAGAGTTTATGATTGAAGATGCCGGATATTTGAGTAAGGCAATCGCCCGTAGTGATTGGGCCTATGTGATTAAAAAGCTTGATACGATGTCGTCAACTGCAGCTGCAATACTTGAAGCAGTAGAAATACTAAAATAACATACTATACAAAAAATACTTTCACATCCCCACCCCGCCCGTTTCGATTGGCGGGGATTGAGTGGTAAACGCAAATAAGATTATGTCAAGTATTTACAAAGGTTTATTAACTAAAGGGCGAAAGGTCTTATGCATTAAGACATGTGACGAAAACGGGATAAGAGGAAAGCGAAATATTTACGTTGAGGGCAATAAATATGATTGCGTTGACGGTGATTGCATAATTGACGCGTATGGTGAGCCACGAATGTGGGATGCTTATCCCACTCAATTTAACGAACATTTTAGATTATTGAAACAACCAATACTTTAACCATGCCCACACCCATAAAAACACACCCATACCAAATGAAAACGAACGGAGAATTTAAAGGATCAGGAAAACTATCATTTGCATATAATACCATTAGTAAATTAGAAGCAGAAGTTAACAAGCAGCGTGAAATTAATTTACGCCTTTCTAATTCACTAGGAGACTTGTTAGAGGCTTTAAAAGCGTTGTTACCAGAATCGGAAATAATGATTAATACAAATCATCCGGCTCATATTAAAGCTATTGCAGCCATTAACAAAGCCTTAGGCAACACCGAAAAAATATAAGAAGATGGAAAACCTTGAAGTGGGTAAAGTTTATAATGTCCAATGGATGCCGACAAAATATATGTATGAGCGCACGGGTACTCTATTAAGAATTAACGATACGGGGATAGACTTAGATGTGGATAAAGAGCACTTTGTAAGAATCCAATTTAAACACATCAAGGGTATAACCCCAACCCCATGAAAACCATCCTCACACCCCTGGTACTGCTTGCAGCCTTAATACTAATCTGCATAGCTATTTGGGAAGAACGTAAAATGAAACCGATTATGGAAAATATACACAGAGTAACAGCAATAGATTTTGAGGCGTTAGAAGCTAAACAAAAGCAAGCCGCTATCAATATAGCCACCATGTTTAGACAATGTGGTTTAATTTATGACAGTTTTGGGAATCCGTCTTTTGATAGAGATCAACTACAGGAATGGTTTGAAAAAGAACTCCATAAAAAAGACTTCACTATTTATGACACAATATGAAATATTGCAAGCACATATGGGAGTCTTCGGACCTATGGAAGCATTGTTTAATTTGCGATAAGTGGTCTGCAAAGATTGTTTTTTACCATAAAAAGAAGAACGTAAAATGTATAAACTTAAATAAATAAAAATGGAAAAAGTAAAATGCTGCCAAATTGATTGCACAGAAGATGCAACTTGGCAAATGAATTATGGTAACACGACTGATGATTATACCGAAAGTTGCGACAGCCACATAGGTGAATTAATGGATATATCAGTTCAGCAGTTTACAGCTTATAGAATTGATGAAGTTTAATAAAAATGATGTAAGGATTGGTAATTATATACTTGATGGTGGTGGTATAGTTAAAGTCCAATGGACAGAACTACGGCTATTGCACGAGGGTAAACTTAAACCAAATGGCATAAGGCTTACACATGAAATATTAATGCCATTATTCAAATTTGATATAGATGGGTTTTACCACATTGTTGACGATGATATTTTAATGGATGATGATTTCAACCTATTTGTGCAGGGTGGTGATAATGTCCTAACAAATATAGGCGTAAAGCAAAATGCAGTGCATCAGTTTCAAAATTGGTACTATTTTAATACAGGCAGCGAACTTGAAATAAATCTAACCCCATGAACATCACCCACCAAGACCGTCCCATACCCCACGTATACACCGAAGAAGAATTTAAAAAAGTAAGAAAATTATGGCAAGATTAAAACTATTTAGTAGAGCCGATAAAAAGGCTATGAAACAATTAAGAGAAGACACTTGGCCGGGTCCTGTTAAGACACCGCCACCCGTTGCGCCCGAAAGCATAGAGGTTTCCACACTGGAAAGTTTATCAACAGGTAAAAGCAACTGGCAGGAAAAAGCACAAGCAAGGCAATCATTTAAAACTTCCTCTCCTAACTACAAAGAACAACCTGAAAAGGAAGTACCCGCTATTGACGAGTCGGTAAATAAAATATGTGGTCAAACATGTGGTTGCATAGATAATTCTCAATGCGCATTTGCAAAGCCTATAATTGAAACTCAATTAATGCAGATGCCCAAAGAAATATTATCTGATATGCGGGTATGCGGAAACCCAAAAGTAGGGTTGATTAAATCAGCAGAGCAAATTTATGAAGAAAACGGGTGTAACTCAAAAAGGGATATAATAGAAGCTATTGAAGAATATGCTACCTATAAAATAAAGCACTTCCAGTCAACCCATGTACCTATAGAGGAAGCAAACGCTATCAAGCTTAGAAATCTATCATTAGAAAAACAATATTGGCTAAATATCTCAAATGGGGTTAAGCATAATAATATTGTAATTGTAGATACATTTTTCGCCCCCGATCAAGAAATAGAAGCCGATTTCTTTCATAGTAAAGACACTAATATTAAAAGGCTATCATCCAATGCTGTAGACTTATTTTCAAGGCTTATTAAACAAGGATATACAGTTCGGTTTTTAGATGATAGCGCAAAAAGAATTGTGCAAAAACTTTCACCGCCAATTTACGATAAGTATTACTCATTAATTAAACCTCAATAACCCATGAAGCGAATTATTCAAATTAATAGCGTTTTTGAGATTCAGATTTTAGGAGATGATGACAAAAAATATTTTTCAATTGTATTGAAAGAAGATGACTCTTTTTACTTCTTCGATAAAGAAGATGCGAAGAAACTCTTTGATATTTTATCAAAAGAAATGGTTTTATGTAATAAAAATCTCCATTATAATTGGGTTAAAGTATCTAGTCTATCAAATCAAACTCACTACATTAAAAAAGAAAATGGTTCAAACGATAAAGCAATTTGCTCTATTTATTTCTTAAGGGTCAATGGTCTTATTAGAATGCTTATAAATGACTATTGGGGCTTTAATTCAGAAGCCATAAAAATAATCTACAAAACCTTGAAAAGAGAATTTAAGTTTAAAACTAACCCATGAACCAGTCAGAAGAAATAAAGTCGGCAGAGGCTAAGACTACAATAAGCCCGTTTGAATTTGCTATTAAAAGTATAGCAGACCCCGAAAATATACATAAGTACAGGGAAGAAACAAGCGAAGAAAAGGGTATGCGTATACGTAAAGACTTTGAAGAAATTGCAGCGAATATTAAAATACTTCCAACCCCACCCAAAGTATAAACAGTAAAGGAGAAATGAAAATGAATTTTATATATCTCGATAAAGCGGAAGATATACCCGCAGCAATAAAGGCTCATAAACTGGATAGACGGTTTAAGTATTCGCTATATGTTGACACATTGGTTACAGATGTGCATATAACGGAGGCGTGTACAGGCTGCAACGAACACGGCGAATACGAAACAGGCCCTCAAGTTGGTTCAGGATGTGATGAATGCGGATATACAGGAAAAAGGCGCAATTGTTATCCTAATGCTGTAGAAGCAAGAGAGGGCGTAACTGAATTTACTAAACGCTCATTCAAACTTTAACCCCCTCCCCGCTATATGCTTTTGGAAGGAACTACTTGCGGGGTGGTCTGATAGCTTCAGAGAGGAAGTGAGCCAGTTCATGTGACATAGGTTTTTCTTCTTTGGGCTTAGATAATACACCTTTTACATGCTGTACTATTTCGTCATCGTCCCCGGCAGTTGCCAGGTGTTCTTTCAAATGTTCGTCCCAATCGGTTAAGGCACTTTTAGGTGTAGAGCCGCAGCCAAATATGCCTGCTTGCGGATCAGGGCCAAGTAGAGCACAGAAACTATCGCCCTCTTTGAAAACAATTGGGTGTAAAGCTTTGGCCGCTCCTGTTAGGGGAACATTGATAACAGATTCAGGGTCGATTTGCATTTGTCTCATAAGAAGGAAACAAATGGCAAGATTTTTTTGTTTGACCTGCCCTATACAAAACATAGGTCAGGTTGCTAACATCGACTTATAGTTAACTGATTATATAATACTTTTTACGGCATGAAGTACAACGGTAACGCTTCACTTCAAGCCAGAACAACAATGCTTTTATGAGACTATTGCCAGGTATTCTTTCTGACGAATTTCTTTTACACTTCCGGCAGGTTTTTAACGATATAATATTATTTGAATCCATGATTAATTATTTTATAAAGTCCGCTGTCGATGGCTCTACACCAGATTTTGGGAAAAACGAAAAACGTACTATTGAAAACCTAAAAATTAACTGCATTTTCTACCAGTGGCGCTGCCACTTTCTTGGCCGGCCTAGTTTGCAAGCTCTTTATCCAGTCTTTTGCAGGGATTTCAATCATATAATAACAGACTATTGAAACGCCAATCAAAATAACCAGGTATCCATAAAAGAAGATAGTTTCATTGCTAATATGCAGCCTCTTAAATGCTGAAAGGCAAAAGTTTCTTATTGGATATTGCAATATGTACATTCCGTAACTGGCCTCGCCTAATATTACTAAGTATTTGTTCGAGAATGCCTTAGTAATTATGCCACTGTTTAAAGAGATAAGTAATATTAGCGGAGCAAAAATAACTGCCATCAATCCATCATGAAAATTAAAAGTCGGTTTAAAGGATAGGAGGATTAATAAGGCAGAAACAACGGCGATAACTGGCAAATCAAAGTTTCTGTTCTTCCCGGCATATCTTAAATAAATATATCCCAGTATGTTACCCATCATAAATTGATTAAGGTGCAGTATCGGCCAATAGAATAAAAAGTTATGACTGTCTGAAGGGAATCCTTTATAAAATGGAGATAAAAACAAATAATTAACCGTTACCTGGCTAATTATCCAAAATGAAATGACTGATGCAAACACAATTTTAGTTGAGTACTTGCTGTATACGTAATTGAATAATATAGGAAAAGCTAAATAGAAAAATGCTTCTACAGATAACGACCAGCCCGGTGAATTCAATTTCAAAACCAATGGAAGATACCAACTTTGAAGTGCAAATATTTGCAATAACACATCCTTGAAATGGACGTCATGTTTGCTTAACTGAGTTATAATTGTCAAAAAAAGCGCAAATATATACAGTGGATATATTCTCGCAATTCTGTTTATATAATAAGCCTTGGCGTTAATTGTACCTGTTTTTTGTTTGCCATATGCTATTATCATTACAAATCCAGATAGGATAAAGAAATAAGATACCCCTACGTTAGCATGACTGAATATCATTTTTAATACTCCCTGATTAAAAGGATATATCTTACAATCTGAATGATATATAACGATAGAAAGTGCGGCAAGAAATCTTGTGAAGGTGAGTTGGTTTAGCTTCATAATCAGCCTTAAAGATAGTCATTGCCTTTAAAACTGAAAATTTAGTTGTAAACACTTATTTAGATGGTATGTCGAATAACATTAGACTCCATTCGGGTTAAATCCATAACCCCTTACCAACGTACCCAAGTAAGCCCCTAAACTTCCAATCCCCATGCCACATGGGTAATTTCGTGCATACCGCAAGGTGTATACGAGTAATTAACGGCTGCAACTTAGCGAAAAAAACAGGGGCCAGTCTCCAATTAACCAACTAAAATATTATGTCACTGAAAATTAAGACAGCAACACGACTGAAGGCATTGTTCGCAGGCGTGGCACTATCTAAAAAAACCATTGATCTTATCGGCGACCAGCTTGCAAAAGCAGGTTTAACCGACGAGGCAACCGACGAAGAAATCGATACTAAACTGAATGAGCGCAATGCTCTGTATTCTTTCGAGGATCAGAAGAAGTTCGATGATTATCAGGCTGGGAAAGCCGCTAAGGATGCAGCTGATAAAGAAACGGCGCGATTGAAGGCAATAGCTGATGGGAAGCCAGCGCCTGTAGATGTTGACCCAAATGAAACGAACGTAGAAAAAATGCTACGATTAATCATGGAGAAACAAGAAAAACAGGATGCAGCAATTGCCGCCTTTGGTACTGAAAAAGTGACTAATACCCGTAGAGAGCGGTACGCTAAAGCGCTGGAAGGCACATCAGATGCTTTTAAAGCTAAAGCATTAAAGGACTTCGATCGCATGAACTTCAAGGATGATTCCGACTTCTCGGATTACTTGGCAGATGCATCGGAGGACGCTAAAGGATTTATCCAGGATGAGGCTAACAGCGGGCTAGGTGGCGACAGACCTACGGGTGGTACTGGTGCAAGTGCATCATCAAAAAAAGAAGCATCTGACGCTGAGGTATCAGCTTTAGCAGATGCAATTATTTAACAAGTAAAAAACAAAAAATGTCAACAGCAACAGCAAATTTAAACAACGCTGCAACATCTCTGGATACCGGTAACGATTCCATTGTAATTGTTGAGTATATCAGCGGTAAAGTTGGCGGAGCTACTTTAGATGTAACTGGTTTTACCCCTGATATCATACCAGCGGGACACGTTATCATCCAAGAAACCGCAACCGGTAATTATAAGCCGTTTCCAATATCAGGAACAGCTTACAGCACCTTACCATCACTGCATACTATTTCTCCATTCGTTACGGTTGCTTCCGTTCTAACTAGTAAGCCTTTTGTAGGGTTGATAGATAGAGGTGTTGTAAACCCAAATGCACAGAAATATACAATTGCATCAGTATTAACGGCAGTAAAAGCTGCTCAACCTTTTATTACATATAGAGCAGATTAATTATGGAACCATCATTATTTACCGCGTGGGTAGCGAAGTATTTTAAGCCCTTAGTAGCGAAGGTTGTTGAGAAAATCAACGGCACAAAAACACCGGACACATATCTGCATAAGACTATGTTGCGTAAAGAGTATTCTCCAACTCTAAAATGGAATTCAATTAATGTAGATGGTTCAACTGTAGCGGCTGATGTTGTAGCAATGGATTCACCGCTACCATTAAAGAAACGTGATACTATTTCTAAGGCTGATGGCGATATACCTAAGCTGGGTATGAAATTAGCTTTGAATGAGCGCACGATGACTGATTTGGATATTTTAACAAATAACCCAGGCACTCAGGAAAGCTCAATAGTTCAGAAATTATTTCAAGATACGGCAAAATGTATCACAGGTATTTATGAAGTGATCGAGCTGATGTTCTTACAAGCCTTATCGAGTGGCGTAACCTTAATTGCAGATACAGCCAATGTTGGTTTAGGTATCCGTATAGATTTCGGTTACAAAGCTGAAAATAAGTTTGGTGTAGCGGTTGTTTGGTCTGCTGGTGCAACTGGCACGCCCATAACTGACTTTAACAAAGTGAAAGACAAAGCTGATGCAGATGGTAATACTATCACTACCGTAATGCTTGACTCATTCGCCTTTAATAACATGCTTAAATCTACTGAGTTGAAGCAGGCTTATGCTGGTAGCTTAGGAATTGCAGTGAATACAGGCGCCGTTTTACCTACGCCGAATATGGAGCAAGCTCAGGCATTTATTTTAGGTCAGTTTGGATGGAACTTAAAGGTTGTTAACCGTACAGTAAAGCTTGAGCGTGACGGAGTGAAAACTAATGTTAAGCCATGGCAAGAAGGTTCAGTTGTATTCTTAACTACTGAAGAAGTTGGATCATTAACATGGGGAACTTTAGCTGAAATGAATCACCCTAACAAGGCGGTTAGCTATCAGGTAGCGGATCAATTCATCCTAGTATCTAAATATCATAAGGTTGATCCATTGAAGGAGTTTACAAGCTCTCAGGCTCTTGCTTTGCCGGTAATCAACAATGTTGACGAAATCTATTTGCTAGATTCTAAAACTGTTCAAGCATAATGGAAAAATTTAATAAAAACTCATTAAAAGCGGCCGTAAAAGCTTACGGCTCGCTTCACTCAGATGGCCAGGCCGAGGCTGAAGTTAAAGATGCATTAGCTGCTGATGAAAAAGGATATTCCGTTGAGCAGATTGATCAGATATACGATGCTATTACTGCCGAGCCTGAACCTGAACCAGAAGCCAAAGGCCACGTTGTATTAACTCAATTCAGAGATAAAAACAACTGGGAGAAGCTTTATGAAGTTGGCGAAGATGTAAGTCATTTAGATGACGAGCGTAAAGCTGACTTAGTAAACCGTGGATTAATCGAGGCTATATAAGTACCCTGCTGATATGACCATAAAAGAAGCCCTAACCAGTACCGTAAACTTTCCTTTGCCTGACACTGCGATCGAGAAAGCGTTAATTGATGGAGACCTAACCGGGTCCGATCCATACGCAAAAGAAGATGCAAAGGCCGTTGGTGTGTGCATGGCGGGGCTTCTTTTCACATTGATCACGAGTGCTGATGTCACTGAGGACGATGTTTACATCAAGCTACCTCAAAGGGATGTGCTACTGAAAGTCTACTCTGCATTATGTAGTCAGTGGGGTATACCTGATGTATTTGCTCCGGCTAAACCAACAGTTAAACAGGTTTTTATATGGTAGTCTTAAGGCCGCATATTATGAACTGGACAACCGCTGGAACGCCGGGAGGTGAAGACCCTAATACTGGTTATCCATTACCTAGAACGCCGGGCGAGGCTAAGTCAATCCCCTGTCACTTTCATTTAGGTGGCATAAAGGAGTTTAAGAACGAGGATAACTCGGTAACCAGGCAGATAGGGCGGATCAGGTTAGACCCAGGTAGCGAATTGCCGTTAGTAGGCCAAACATTAGATATCCCCGGTCATTTCACGGGAATTGCAAGGGACATTTATAAAGGACAATTAAGCTGGAGGATAGATGTTTAGCATTAGCGCTGATTTCTCAGAAAAGGATTTGGAAAACTGGATCATGGAAGATGTGAATGAATGGTTTGATGAACTGGTGGAAACATTCAGGGAGAAAGGCCGTGAATTCACAACGAGGGCAAGGGCCAAAACAAAATCTGAAGGTGGCTTTGGTAACATTACCTGGAACTTACGCAGCTCAATTGGTTACTGCCTGATGTATGAGAACAAAGTAGTTGAAAGCTATTTTCCATCAATCAAAGGCGGAACATCAGGCGAAGCTAAAGGGCGTGAACTGGCTGAAACGCTGGCTATATATGGCGATCATGGAGACGGGATAGTATTGGTATTAGTAGCTGGAGAAGATTATGCCTCATTTGTGAAAGCAAAAGGTTACGATGTTATCCAATCATCTAGTGCCAAATTCGAAACTGAATTAACACAGCTATTAGGATGAAAGATGGTTTAGACGTAGTTACCGATGTAAGGTCACTGATTAATATCCAGGCTATAACAGGTTTAATTGATGGCAAGATATGGTCAAATCAGAGGCTGAATAATAGCACCAAAACTGATATTGTTGTTAACTGCAATTCAATTTCAAATACAGCAATTCAAATAGGATTCGGCAATGTCAATATATATGTGCCGGCTCTTATTATAGCTAGCGGCAACGGGGGAACACAACAGTATCCTGATTATGCCAAGATGAATACGATATGTAAAGCGGTAACGCCTTATTTAGATACTCAATTCAAGGCAACATTCAGAACAGAAATTGAAGAATCAGGTAACGTGTATCAAGATACTGATGGGACATGGTTCATAAATATTGGGTTCAAATATTACTCAATGCAAACAAATTATAAAAACATTTAAAAACCGCCCGTAACCGAAAGGGGGCATTAAAACCAAATAAATTATGGCAACATACGCAGTTGGCGGGGTAGAGCAAATTGATTTAGCTCCCGCAGTATTTACAGAGGCAGGCATTTCGGGCATCACTTGGGTGGAAGCTGAATATGTAGCCCCGGACAGTGTGCTTTATACGCGTAATGCAGATACGGAAACCGACTTGGTACCGGAAGATAAAGAAGTATCTTTTGTTACATTCTACACACCAGGTGAAGCCGATACAATCGTATTTGGTTTATTACAGCATCATCCTACAATTATGGCAATGTTGTTTGATCAAGAATATGTAGCAGCCACTTCTAAAACAACAATGTTGGCAAGCCGCAAGGTGGCAAATCTGGCCGTTCGCATAACAACTCGTTCAATGAAAGATGCTCGTAAACAGATCATCATTATCCCTAACGTTAGGTTTACTACTTCAATTGTAAATAACCTTTCAAAAACAGCTTTACAGCAGTTATTACTAACCGGAAAAGTTGGTTCTTTCAAAACAACCACATCTAACAAAGATGCAATCTCAGTAAAAACCTGGGTAACTGATTCAGGTGCTGTAATCGATTCAACTACACCATAAACGAAGAGAGGATTTTATTATGGTAAAGGTTAAATTCCTAGAGGCCTTATTTGCTGAGCAGACAAAGACCCATTACTTAAAAGGAGCCGAGGTTGAAGTACCGGAAGACTTAGCGAAGCGACACGGAAAAGAAGGCACTGGGCTGTTAGAAATAATTAATGAATCCGAGGAGCAACCCATTAAGGCCGGGAAAATAAAGAACAAGTAACATAAAAGGCGCAAACATTAAACATTGCGCCTTTTATCTTAACAAACGTACATGGAAGACAATCTTATAATAAAAGGGGTTACGGATGCTTTAACCGGCAAGATGATATATGAGTTTACTGTGAAGGTAAGATGCGTGGACGCTCCTATTATGCCTAAACAAAGCAGATGGGATAGCTTAAGGAGAAAGCCTTTGCCTGATCCGGAGCAACCAGAAACTGAACGTAATTTTCAAGTATATCCGTGTGTGGCAGTAAACCAGTATAGAATTGCTGGTATGGCTGTAACATTACCCACTGATTTGTTCGAGGATGAAACATCAATGCTTGCCTATGTGCCTGAACATCTGCCTAAGATGATATATATTATCGCTTCGGCCATTCAAAACAACTATAAAGAACCAGATGAAGAACTTATCACTTTTCTTGAACGAAATCTGGACAATTTAGATATTGCGAATTTGCTAACTCTATCACTACAAGCAGCAAATATGCAGTCTTTTTTGACTTCTATTGTCTTAATGAACGGGACAGCAAAGATCCTGATACCAGAGACAAGTCCGTTAGACGGGAGAGAGTAGATAGCCTCCCACACAGCAGTATAGGTTCTGCAATGAAATATTTTCGGTGGCCTCCAGATTTTATTAATACGATGACCTGGACAAACTTCATGTTATACATGGCATCTATACCAAGATATGACGGTAAGCCTAAAGAAGAACCAATTGAGGTTAAGGATTCAGATGATATATTTTAAATAACTAATGGAAATAAATAAATACATACTTCATAAAGCTTTGCTGGCGGGTATCTGTAAAGAGTGGGCAGTGCAAATTTCACAGGCTTGTGATGTGCAGGACCTGCTTAAAATGTATGTGGCTGGCATTGACTTTTGCTTAAAAAATAACTTTCCTTCAAACACTGATTTACTTCGGTTAGGAGGAGTTGAACTTGGAAAGCATGGCATTTACTTAGATACAGAAGTTGAAATTTATGATAAGCCATTTGTGGTACTACTGGGGGCCAGCTCCGGTGAGATTACCATAGGGGGATACTCTGTTTCTGAAATCTTCATCAAAGACCAATCTAGTGCCAATGTACAGGTAACCGGAAATGCATTCGTAATTATTGATTGCTTTGATTCTACCAACCTTTCAATAACTGCCTCCGACAACTGCAAATTACTCATCAACGTGTATGGATGCGCCGCGGTAACCCATACCAGCCAAGACAAGGCAACTGTTAAAATTGTAAACAAGAATAAAGCAACTTACTAATGGCAAAGACAACAACGGGCGGTAAAGGGTTAAGCCTAACCGCTAAGCTGAATGTGGCAGAAGCCATTAAAGCCGCTCAATTACTTAAAAAAGAGTTGGCATCCATTGGAGGCGTTAGTTCGTCATCAGGGAAAGCATTTGATACAAAACCGCTGACAGAATATCAAGCTGGCATTTTAAAGATAAAGCAGGATGCTCTTGATTTAGCTAAACAAAAACAGGCGCAAGCTGCTGCAGATAAAAGCGCATCATTAGCTTTGCAAGCGGCTTTGCGAGAAGAAAGGCAAATTAAGCAAGCTGCTGCTGCTGCCGAGAAAAAAGAAAAGCTAGAAGCTATAGCGTTGACAAAGCAAATGGCTGCTGAGGCATCATTAGCGGCAAAAGAACAGGCAAGGGTCCAGAAGGAAATAGCTGCGCAAGCATTGGTAAAGAAGCCAGCTCAGCTTTCCAATTCCCAAGCTGAGATTGATGCATATAATAATGCACTTAACGGTTCAAAAGAAATTACCAGCACTTTAAATGAGCAGAACTTAGCTCAGGCGGCTTTGGCAAATAGTGCTACTGCTTCAGGAAAAGCAATTGCCGAAACGGATGCTATAGAGAAAAAGGCCGGATTAACAAAGAAACAGCAGGCTTTCTTACTTGCTGAAGAAAAATATAACCAGCAGCAAGCGACTAAAGAACTTAAGAACAATGTCCGCGAAATGAACAACGCCAAAGGTTCATTGGAGCAACGCCGGGCAGCACTTATAAGGCTTCAAACGGTATTTGATCGTATGTCAGTGGCTGAACGAGAATCACCTGCAGGCGGGAGATTGAACGGCGTGTTAGGACGGTTGAATGATCAGGTTCTTGCATTGGAAAAGTCAACTGGCCGGTCACAACGTAATGTTGGTAATTACTTAACTAAAGCTTGGGGCGGGTTAAAGTTAATCGCAGGGATGTTGCCGGGTGTTGGATTGGCCGGGTTACTTGCATTTGCTGCGGGCCCTATCATTGATTACATATCTCAGTTAGGCACATTTACAACCAAGCTTACGCAGTTAAAAGCAAATTTAGATGCCTACAATGAAGTTCAGAAAAGCGCTAATCAAACAGCAGCGCCTCAAATCGCAAACTTAAAAATTCTATATGGAGTAGCTACAGATGTAAATAATGCAATGAAGGATAGGCTTGCGGCTGCGCTTGAACTAAAGAAAGAGTTCCCGAATGAGTTTGCAAACACATCATCCTTGAAAATAATAAATGGCGAGTTAAGTAAAAGTTACGATTTAGTTACTGCATCTATTTTAGAGCAAGCAAAGGCAAAAGCCGCGGCTAATAAAATAACTGAAATCGAAGCAAAAAAGCAGGACGCAGAATTTCAAAAGGAAAAAATAAATAATGCAAGGAATAATCAATTAGCCGATTATTCAAAGTTTCAAAAGCAGAACAAAATAAATTTTGAAAATGGCAGCAGCACCTTAAAGCCGGGGAGTATTCAAGATTTAGCGAACATTAAGAATATTAAGAATGATGCTTCAGAGGCATATAAAGTTCAAAATGATCTTATTAAAATACTGGATGGGCAAGAGGCTTTTGTTACAAAATATGCAGGTGGTGGAAAGAAGATTGCAGCCGCTATTGAAGGTAACACTAACCTAATAAAAGAGCCTGTAAAGAATTTCCAATCTTTATTAACCAACATCGAACAAAAAGCAGATGCCGATAACCTTCAGGCCGCATTACAAGCTAAGCTCAACGCATTGGCTCCGAATGATAAACAGCGGGCAGACTTAGAAGGTAAATTAAAACAGGTAGAACTGATATTAAAAAAGTATTCGCCAAAAGTTAGTGATAATAATCCAAAAGTTGACACTGCATTGAACGCCCGTAATTCGCTGCAACAAAAAATAGATGAACTTACCAAAAAAGGTACTAATAAGCAATTGGAGGCCGATGAACAAGAACTGGAATCGGTTAGAGACAAGTATAGGAAGATGCAGGAAGAGGCTGTTAAGTTCAATAACAATCCCGAAAATAAAAAGAAAGGCCTTAGAGTTGATGGTGGCGGTTTGATTCGTGCCCAAGACCGTGAATTAGTTGCCCTACGTGACAGGCAAGGAACTGGAAAACTAAAGGTAACATTAGATTCTCAAAAGAAACTTTATGATGATTTTGAGGCTTATAAAAATGAAGTAGGCGAGGAAAATGCCAAGAAGAGATACGCCGGCCTGATTGATACGGATAAAACGTATCTACAAAGCTTGAAGGCACAAGAACAGGCTTTGGTTTCCACAGATGAGAAAGCTAAAGGAGGCTTTGATGTTGACACAGAGGGGAATAAATTAAAACTAGCTGAACTTAACAAACGTATAGCCGATGAAACAAATGCAGAGCGTGGCAAATATGACACCCTTTTAAAGCAACTTCAAAGCTACCAGGATCAGGCAAAAATATTAACTGCAAATTATGCAAAAGATCAAGCCGAGATTGCTAAGAATCCTTTAAATCTAAACGCTGACCAACTGGCAGAGCAGTACAGGATACTAAAGGACAACTTTGACAAAAAGATTAGCGGGTTATCTGTAAGCGAATTAACGGATAGTGTTGACTGGTCAAACCTGTTCTCAAATCTTGATGACCTTGCCGTAGGCGATATTGAGAAATTACTTTCAACTATAGAGGGCAAATTCAAAGACTTAAGCAAAAAGTTAACTCCAATAGACCTTGCAGCAACCAGAAAAAAACTACAAGAGGCCAGGGATATCTTAATCAAAGATAATCCATTCAAGCAACTAGGCCTAGCCATTAGAACAATATTTTCAGATGGTGCCGACAGTTCCAAGAAATCAGCAGTTGAAATAAAAGCTGACTGGAATAACCTTGCGCATGCAACATCTGGCGCGTTCAAGTTTGTAAATGATGCTGTTGAATCTTGCGATATATTAAAAGATGCGATAGGTGAGGTTGGCACAACTGCATTATCTTCGCTATCAGCTATTGCTCAAGCAGGTATAGCTACAGCAACGGCAGTATCAGCAGCATCTACTGCTGCTGCCGCAACAGCTGTAGCCACTTCTGCCGCCATAAAAACAGCCGAAAAAGCATCTGTAATACTTGCAGTAATATCATTGGCCTTGGTAGTTGTACAAGCCATTGCAAGCGTATTTAAATCGATATTCAATGCAGGTGATAAGCGTATTGAAAAAACCATTCAGGGCTACCAAGATCAACTTGAGGCGTTAGATAAAGGTTTCAAGCAATTGGAAAGAGATGTTCAACGATCGGTCGGGGAGTCCTTTTATACCGATAGCTTAAAAGAGATTGAAAACCTTAATAAACAGCAGGCTCTACTTCAGCAACAATTAGATGCAGAGCGTGGAAAAAAGCATGCAGATCAGGGGAAGATCAATTCTTACCAAGACAAATTAAACGAGATACCAAATCAGATCGCTGACATACAGCAGTCGATTACAGATATGCTCGTGCAAACTACTTTCAAAGACCTTTCATCTAGCCTTGCTGATGCTTTTACCGATGCATTTGCATCTGGGGAAGATTCTCTGGCCAAGCTCAATGAGGCGTTCAACGGAGTTATTGCTAATGCAGTTAAGAAAGGTTTAGAGCTTAAGTTCTTGCAGCCCGTTGTTGATGGTTTTATTAAAGACTTCGCAGCCTATATGAATGGCAATGGGAACAGCGCAATAGGGTTTGATTTTAACAAGTATAAAGACATGCTGCAAGTTGCTGGAGACAGCTTTACAGCAGGGCTTGAGCCGTTTAAGGATTTCTTTAAACCGACTGATGCGTCATCTTCTTCCGGTAGCGCCCTAAACAACTCGATTAAGTCCATTACTTCTGATGAAGCTAATGCATTGGAGGGTATTCAACGCGGTCAGTATGACTTAACGAAGCAGATGCTAACAGGGCAGACCGTTGGTAACACCTTACTTACAGGGCTTGGTAAGTCCATTGGAGATATCTTCAATATTGCTACTGCTAACTTAGCGCATAACGCCGCTACAGCAGCAAATACTGCAAATACGGTGGTAGAATTGAAAAACGCCGTGGTTGAATTGAAGGCGATTAACAAGAATACCACGCCGGGGTCAATGCGAGGGGCAGGATTGGGATAATATGGCTAACTATAAAATAAATGGATTTGATCTTTTAACAGCTATCGGGATTATTCCCGATGCTGATAAAACAACTGCGGATTCATTTGAGGCACCGCCTGAGCCTTATGCTGCTTTTTCCCACGATTGGGGGGATATGGTCGAGTTTGACCTGGTAAGTGCTACTCGATTGAAGCCACGTGTGTTTACTATAAAGGGGGCTCTTTTTGCTCATACGTTATCTGAATACGAGGCGAGTAAAACACTATTAACTAGCATACTTAACCAAAATTATGTAACCCTGGAGCAAGTCGAATCCTCCGTTAAAGTAAATGCAAAGCTTAAGTCGGATGGTACATCATGGAAACGGATAACTAACCTTTACGATGAAAGAATATTAGTTGCTGTTCAATTTCAGTTTGATGAAGTGAAACAAAGTATGCCTTATAAAATTAACGGAGGGAATTACCTATCTATTGTTTATTACGGGGCAGCAGCTGCGGTTCCATCCAACTCTTCACAAGTTCTTGCCCTGCCAAATAACGAGATTATTAGCGTTGATAATTTCACTTTAAATACTGGAACTACTTATACCAATTTTGTTTTTGCACTGCCGGTTAACAAGGGAGTAGTTTCTATAACAGATTTAGCAAATGGGGTAGGCCTAAATTATTCTTCGACTCCAATCACCGTTGATGGAAAATCATATAATCTTTTCTATTTATCACAGGGTGTGCCGTTTTCATCGAATCATCCCCATAAAATAATTATACAAAATGTCTAACAAATTTGAATACCCGGGACCTTTCAGAAATACAGTACCAGGTAACATAGATGACTGGTATGGACCGTATGCTGATGCTGCGGCAGCAGTATCTGCTATCCCATCGGGGATGAGGGTACAGCGGACAATAGGCATCATCACAGGTGCTACTATTGAGGAATATTGGTGGCCGGGTGCTGATCTAACGGCAACCGGTCTGGTTAAAAAGGCTGATGGCAGAGATTTAGGATTAAAGGAAAACACTGCAAACAAATCGCAAGCAATATCAACCAGTACCACACTCTATCCAAGTGCTAAAGCTGTACAGGACCATGTAAGTGATAATAAATCGATTAATACAACCGTAGCCGGTTTACGAGCAATAACAAATCCTAAAACTGATGTAATATATCAAACGAGCGACTATGGTGGAGGCCAATGGTTTTATGATGCTACAGATACTACAAGTGCAGATAATACAGGTACTATTTTAGTGTCTACAAATGGTAAACGATATAAACGTCCTCATGATAGTGATTTAAGCGTCAGGTGGTTTGGTGCATTAGGTGACGGCATTAATGAAGATAGTGCAGGGATTAATGCCGCGTTAGCTTTTGCTAATAGTATAGGTGGTGGTTCTGTGTATCTACCAGCTGGGAATTATCGTACAACACAATTTATATTTATAAAAGGTAATAATATTACACTTAGGGGTGATGGTAATGCAAGTAAAATTATAGCTTATAACCCTACGCAAACCGAAGATGTGGGTTTGAGTGTTTTAGTAGTAAATTATCATACCGATTATTATAGCGCAGATAAACGTATTAGTAATATTATACTTAAAGATTTTTCAATTGACCAAAGTAACATAACACCCGTTTACTTAAATAAGTGGATACCTGCCGATCCAGCTGGTGAGTCAAAATATTACGGTGTTTCACAAGCATGTGTGTCAATACAAGCGGTTGACCATATAAGAGTAAATAATGTAAACGTATTCGATAGTACCTTGGGGGGATTTTTAGTGCAGGGGTGTTATGATTTAGCTTTTGAAGATAATGGCGTTTACGGTGTTCGGAATGTCAGATACTCAACAACGTTACAGGGTGCTATGTATAACGGAAATTGTTTTACAATTAGGGGTACTACACCAGGGAATCCAACCACAACTCCACCACAGCTAAATGCCTATACCGGGCCTATTGGGGCTTATTACGTCAAAAACAACACCGCTGTAGGTAAGGTGGGGACATTTCCATCTTCCCCAATGACTAATCAGGTTATTGACGATGCCGCTAATATAGGGTTTGACTTTGTTTCGGGAGCAATAGCGCCGACCCAAAGAACAACGAAAAATTTCATCGTGCAGGGCAATAGCGCTATAAATTGCATCGCCGGCATACTCATAGAGGGTTTGAACGATGGCGGTACAGGTGACTTAATCTGTGATGGAAATACGTTGGATAATAATTTATATGGCATTCAGCTGTACGGGAATACAACTACGAACCTTGACAACTCAAATGATGTTACCATAAGCAACAACAGGATTACCAACACATATTATAGTGCTATTTCAGGTTTTGGCAATAACGCTTTAGTGTCAAATAATCAAATTATTAATTGGGGCACAAACCAAACAGGCGGATACATAGATAATACTTTTTCTAACACGGCCTCCGCTGCTATCTATTGGCGGCCATTAGGTTTTGATGTAACAGCAGCATTATCTGTAAAGGGGCTTGTAATAGATGGTAATATCTGCATCAACAAATATGTAAATACAAGCGCATACTACCGCAGCATAGCAGGTATCTATCTTGATACACGCTATGACAACCAAGTTATTAGCGGTGTATCAGTTTCAAATAATTATTTAAATGGGGGGGCTGCAACAAGTGGTAGTACAACAAATGTCGCTTACGGCATTACAACGGCAGGGAAGTGGGAAGATATAAGCTACAATAATAATACGATAACCGGATTTCCCCTTGGAGCTATGTATCTTAAATCTATTAATTCATCAGATGGCACTCAATCGCCAACAAGAGTAAAAATATCAAACTCTAAAATGTTTGATAATGGTACGATTGCGGGGGCAAATGGTAGAGCGGCAATTAAAATAGAAACTAGTCGAAATCATTATACGATCGAAAATTGTGAGCTATACGAAACTTCAGGGACAAGAATAGGAACAGCAGTTACATTAACTAATGAGGTAGGCGCTGCCACTACGGCCAATTACTTTACTATAAGAGGACTTAAATGCGCAGGGTTAGCGTTTGGAAATACTCATACCATTAACCTGAATACTACTGGGGTCAACATTGTTATCGAAAATGTTTCAGATTATAGCTATAGAGCAACCATTCCGGTAAGTGGCTATAAAGGGTTTACCGGTACGATTGTTTACAATACAAATCCAAGCACAGGAATAGCCTATTGGGTTTGTACTGCAACGGGAACACCTGGTACGTGGGTACCTGTGATGACCAAATCATATATAGATACATCAGACGATTTAAAAGAAAACTTGTTAAATAAGGCGACAGATTTCACGGTTGTAAATAATAATTTATATCCGACAGTCCAGGCGGCAAAAAACTATGCCGATAACCTTGTTGTTGGATTGCTTAACGACCGTGGCACCTATGACGCTTCAACTAACGCCTATCCGTCAACAGGCGGTTCAGGGACATCGGGAGCAATTTTAAAGGGCAATGTTTGGTCAATAAGTGTAGCCGGAACATTAGCTGGCATTGCAGTAAATGTTGGCGATTGGCTACGAGCATTAACAAATACACCAGGGCAAACGGCAGCCAATTGGGGTATTTTAGAGGGTAATTTTGGGTATGTTGTGGAAAATTCATCTAATAAAACCGACACAGTATCTAATAGTACAACTCTTTATCCCAGCGCTAAAGCCGTGCAAGATTATGTAGATGCCGGAGATGCATTAAAACTTAATAAATCAGGTGGCGCATTAACCGGCCTGTTAAGTGGAACATCCGCTGATTTTTCAGGAAATGTCACAGCAGCAACAGCGACGACCGCAAACCATGTGGTAATCAAAAGCCAATTAGATTCAAAAGTTGATAAAAATGGATTTGTGGCAGCTATCGACAATATGAATAATCCTATAACCAGCACTACTGTAGGTGGCAGTGTCCGTGCCAATTCTGTATCAGGAGGACTAAATTTCCCGTTTAGTCTTGGGCAAGTTTTTACATTTAATGGCAATGGAGATGCAGCAAGGGCACTAACTATATGCTATCCTAAGTCGGATGTGGGACTAGGACTGTTCATTATCAGACATAACAGCGACGGCACATTTAATAGTATAAACGAATTATCATATAAAGGGAATGGGTTACTATTAGGATATAGGGCTATCACAGCTGCCACTACTGTCTTGCCAACAACGGATTATACTATAAACATAACAAGTGGAACATTCACACAGACATTGCCTAATGCACCAGCTAAAACCGTGTTTGCGATTAAAAATAGTGGGAGTGGGGTTATTACTGTGTCAGCAACCAGCATAGACGGCGCATCAACTTATGTATTACCTGCCGATTCTAAACAGTCAATACGTGTTCAAGCAGTTGACGGATCAGGTAATTATATAATCATTTAAAAATAACTATGTACCTACCCATCTACTTCAACGGCTCCGCTATATCTAACCTCCCCATATACGATACCCTGTCAATCGACTGGCAACTCATGGGTGCAAAGGAAATCAAAGCTGACGTAGAATTGCCTGGTGCATTAGACTGCCCTATAGGAGCCTATATAGTGTATAAAGGCCAACAGTACACAGTTAACACCGTTCCCAGTGTAATGGCCGGCAATACCTTTGAATATAAGTATACGATCACATTTGAGTCAGATCAGTACCGATTATATGATAAAAAGCTTAAGCATCTGAAAAACAAGACGTTTCAGTACTACGGCGACCTAACCGACTTCGCACAACTTGTCGTTGACAACATTAATGAGATAGATTCAGGCTGGTCAGTTGGGGCATGTGATGCTGTTACAGAGAAATCCATAAGTTTCGATGGACATACTTGCCGGACAGCTTTAGATACAATTGCTGAAGCATTTGGGGTTGAGTGGGATTTGAACGGCAAGGCATTAAAATTTGTTAAGCAAGTTGGAAATGTAACTACTCACGTATTTAAACGGGGGATGGGTAATGGCCTTTACTCCTTGGGCTACCAATATCAGGATGATAAGAATATTGTAACACGCGGCTTTGGATACGGCAGCACGCGTAACCTACCTGAAAATTATAGGGGAGGTGCAACGCAATTAATGTTTGCCGAAGAGCACCTGGATAAGAATGTTAGTTTATACCGAATCAAAGAAGATGACTACATCAATGAAGATATTTATCCAAAGGTTGAAGGAGTTGTTACGGCGGCGGTCGGTACTAGTCCAGACAGTACGTATTTTAGCATTACCGACTCTACTTTGTCGTTCAACCTGAAAGATAATTTCTCCTCTGAAACTCCTAAAATCTCATTCTTAACTGGCGAAGTTCAAGGGCAAGAGTTCGATATACTGGATTACGACAATGCTACCAAGACTATTAAGATTAAGGTATTTGTTGACGCCAGCAACAACACATTACCAAATACAGTATTCCAGGCACAGGTAGGGGACACCTATACACTATTTGATATGTTCATGCCACCCGCTTCGGTAACTGCTGCTGAAAATCTACTCAGGACTAAAACGCAAGAATGGCTTGATGAAAACTGCATACCGCGTGTGCTGTATAACCTTGAAATGGATCCCCTATATGCGAGGGACAATGGCATTATGCTACAGCCGGGTGATAAGGTAACAGTTGTTGACACCGCGCTTGGAATTAACTCTCTTATTAGGGTTACGGCGGTCAATTACCCGGTTAATTTTCCTGAGTTAATCACGCCTGAAACAAAAATAACAGTTCAGATAGCTAACTTCATCCCATATACTCTTAGTGAGCGGATCATTAGCGACACTATCGATACTAAGCATGAGGTGAAGTATGTAAATCGGACTAATGCGGAAAGGGCGAGGTTAAACAGTTTAAACTTGCGTACGCTACAAACCAGAATATTTAATCCAGATGGAACGCTATTCACTGGCCCAACGAGTTTAGTAGCCGGCATGGCCGCCTTTGGTTTCGATTCGCAAAACTTCAATTTAAACAAGGTTACTATAACGCCAAATGTGGCTGGCAACCCTAACTCTTTTTCAATATCATCTGGGCAGTTAATTCATTTTGTTTATAAGATAGAAGGACTAGGCTATACGTGGGTTATGGCATCTCACTCATGGACAGGCCTTGTTTCGACTAAGTTCTATTACGTTTACGCAAAGTGCTCTAAATCCGCATTAATTGGTACTTGGGAAATATCTGAAACGCCAATCGGAATCAATGACATTGCAGGATACTATGCGTTCAACCTTGGCATACTGTATGAAGTCAATTCAGATGGTTACAGGATTATGCGCTCAACTAAGGGAATAACAACGATAGTGGGCGATCAGATAACAACGGGTACAATATCAAGTATTGACGGTGGTACCTATTTTGATTTAAATGCCGGGGTAATAGGTGGTAAAATACAATTCCAGTCGGGATCATCCGGGTACGCTAATCTTGCAGATAAACCAGATTTAACAACTTATGCTCAAGTTTCCTTTGTAAACGCCATAAAAGACAGTCTGCAAAATCAAATTGACGGTCAAATTACAAGCTGGTTTTTTGATTATCAACCAACATTAACCAATGCCCCGGCTAATACATGGTCAACAACTGCCATTCGAGATGCCCATTTAGGGGATTTATTTTATTGGACTTCGAAGGGATACGCTTATAGGTATTCAAAAAATACAAGTACTGGAGTTTATAGCTGGCTGCCAATTTCAGATACTGATATTGTTTTAGCGCTGTCAAATGCTGCTGCAGCACAAGATACGGCGGATGGTAAACGACGTGTGTTTACCACCACCCCGACCACGCCTTATGATGTTGGCGACTTATGGGCCGGTGGTTCAGCAGGTGATTTAAAGCGTTGTAACATTGCAAGGGCATCAGGGGCTTATGTTGTAGGTGATTGGGGATTAGCTTCAAAGTATACTGATGATACAAAGGCAAATACGGCAATTTCTCAATATAATTCTTTAGCAGCATCACTTGGCAATATGGCGTTTGAAGATGCTGTAGAGATAGCTAAGCTTGGCACAACGGTAATTAGTGGAGGCTATCTTTTAACCACGCTCATAAAGGTTGCAGAATTGTATGTTCGTAACTTAAAAACTGCTGATAGCGGTAAGCGAGTTGAAATTGATGGAGCTGATAACTCTATATCTTTTTATGATAGCAGTGGGAATGAGGCGGTAAAGGTAGATACAGGAATAGATATTGTTGATACGCCTTTAGGCGATCTGGCAGTACCGGGTATGTTAGTAGGACAGTCGGGCCAGCCACAGACTACTGTAACACCTTATGGAATTAGGGTTAGAGACTCATCTGGCAATGTGCAAACCTCTTTCATTAGGGGTGAGGCAGCATTTATTGATGCATCACATGGGTTATATATCAATGACGGAGGTCTAACATATAGGCAAGGGTACTCAGGTCCTGTAAATTATAAGAATGATGCGGGGGTAAATAAAACAATGTATTTTGTTAGCGGAATATTGTGGGACCCTGATGCTTAAGGCTTGATAACGTAAATTACTGTGTCTTTAACCTTGTCAGGATGCTTAATGAACTTAATTGGTTTGGGGCTTTCTTTTTTACAGGCTGCCAAACTGGAGATTGCAAGTGCGAATAATAATATTATTTTTCTCATATATCAAATATCCGACAATACACCCCTTCAAAAAATACCCCATAAGTACCATTTTTTACTAGGCTAGGATAGTAAGCTCAACTACGCTTTCACGCCTCTTTACAAGGGTATTTTTGTGATACAATATTAGTTGTATCAATGGCAGAATTACCCAATAAATATCAATGGTTATATAAAGAAGGCGCTCCCAAAATGCTTGTTGAAGCATTGAAGCATTACGGCGTATTAGAGCATGTGGGTAAAGGAAGCAATCCGAATATTACAAAATGGGCTAAAGAAGCTGGCGTATCAGGATGGTACACAGATGATGATATACCTTGGTGCGGATTATTTGTTGGTATGGTAGCCTTGCGTGCCGGGTATCCTTTTTCTGCAAATAAACTATTAGCCGCAAAAGAGTGGGCAAAATGGGGTACTCATGCTGACATTCATAACGCTATGCTATGGGATATTTTAGTATTCCAAAGACCCGGCGGGGGCCATGTAGGTTTTTACGTTGGTGAAAACGATCACGCCTTTCTTGTGTATGGGGGAAACCAGTCAAACGCTGTTGGGTTCACTTGGGTGGCAAAAGAACGGTGCATTGCTGTTCGTAAACCAGCCTATAAAGTTGGACAGCCAGAGAACGTGCGTAAGATCATCTTAACCGAAGCCGGTGAATTGTCAACTAACGAAGCCTAACCAATGACCGTGCCTAAACTACCATTCTCATTTCCTGATTTTGTTAAATACCCGCTCCAAGCAGTAGTATATCTATTACTGACATATTTTGTTTTTAAAGAATTTACCCGCGGCCACGAATGTGACGACCTTAGACTAGCCAATGCCGCGCTAGCAAAACGAGTTGATAAACTTGAAAAAGATAAAGATGATTTAACCTGGGCTGTAGCTGTTAAGTCCGGTGTCATCGATCAGTTAAAATCAAAACAAGACAGCACCATTAAAGAGTCGAAAAAATGAAAACCCCAACAAAAATAATTATAGCTCTTATCCTTACCATAGTAGGGCTAGTAGTATACATACACTTCAAGTCCTCACCAGAAGTAAAGCCAAACCCAATTGGTGAGATTGCTAAAAAGAACATTCAAACGGAGGCTAAGCAAATCGCCAAAGAGGTAGATAAAAACGGGCTAACCCACACTATTTTTAAGATGGTTAAACAGATTGACCAGGATGCAGTTGATAAAGTTAGCGCCGATTTGTTAGACACCATTGATGCGTTAAATATTACGCGTGATAAGTTAAGGCAGATAACAGTAGTCAACACCACGCTGTTTATTGAAAAACAGGAGTTAGAACGAAAAGTAAGTAATTTTGCAACTACCTACAGCCACAATGACAACTACTTTAAGCTATCGGTTAACGTCCCTCGTGACAGCTCTAAAGCAGCCACATTTGATGCCGGATATGACGCTGATCTTATTACCGCGCAATATGATAAAAGAAAGTTCCCATTTTTTGGAAGCCGATCCAATTATATGGATATATACTCAAATGATCCAAGATTTACGATCAGGGGCGCACGTTCGCTATCTGTTAAACAGAAGCCTGCAGGGTTCGGATTTGAAGCTCTGGCAAAAGCTGAGTTTAACAACTTTACAGGCCCATCAGGCGGACCTGGTGTCAAAATTAAGATTGGCAGATTTGATATTAATGGAGACTACCAATACTACACCAATTATCGAGGTTGGACATGGGGTGCGGGCGCATCTTACAGGATAGGTGGATTTTAACCAGCGCCTTGATGTTATTTTCTTAATAACTAAACATTTTCTTATTGCTTTACGTATAGGTCATTCCTAACTAACTTTAAAGATATGTGCAGATGATTAAACCTCCCGAATAAATAAATTATTATTTTAGCGCAATAAAAATATTGTACTAAGTGTTGCAGGCCTTCTAAACTACGAAATTTAAAAAGTTCCAACGCAGCGCAAGATTAGTACGCCGGTAAGGCGTAGCTGAGTCTTTTGCGTGGAACGGGCTTTCGTAGGCCTTGAAGGCGTAAAAGTAAAATCTCGGTTACGTCTTTTTTATTTTTTGTTGTTGAAACATTCTCAGCTAAGTGTGAGGTATGCAGTAAGCATACTTTCTACTCCGATCTGCTGTTCAATTGATAGTTATTCCTTCCTGAAAAAAATATGGGATAAGAAATTAATCAGCATTCAGGAGCAGGTTTACATTCTCTACTTAAATGATTGTAATGAGGTAATATGTTGGCGGTGCTTAAACACTGGCACTGACTGCAGCACACTATTTGATATTAAATTGGCTTTGGCTTGTGCTTTAGGGTGCCTGGCTTCAAATATTATTATTGCACACAACCACCCATCCGGTTCATTAAAGCCATCAGGAGCAGACATGGTAGTTACTAAGAAGCTGAAGGCTGCCGCAGAATTTATGAATATAAAGTTACTTGATCATATTATTATCAGCAGGAACGGCTATTGTTCTTTTAGTGATAAACTGTTATTGACGGCTTAAATATCAAATATATCATCGGCTGCGGCATCCAATAAGTCATCCTTTCTGATGTCGTTAAGGTATGCCTGATGGACTGCTAGAGATGCGTGCCCTAATAGCTCCATGGTTACCATTGGATTATTTATTTTATCTATAGCCATACGGGCGAATGTATGGCGTGCAATATGGGACGATATTGGTTTTTGAATTTCCGCTTTTTCAGCTATTTGTTTAAGATATTTATTGACAACTGTCGTGCACGATTCTTTCTTCTTTAGTCCTTTGCGTTTATTTTCATATTCGCTCAGCTTGGGATCCGGTACAAATTTATACAATGGGAACAGTCGTTCATGTCGTCCATAGTACTTATCTACAATAATCTGAGCTTTTGGTATTAGCCTTGAACCAACGTTGTTTTTACCGTCACTATTAGAGGCGACATAGCGCCCATCATCAAACTGATTGGAGTAAGCCTGTAATAATGAACCAACCCTTGCACCTCTAAGATATACTTGCATTAAAAATATGTCTCGAACTACATCAATAGTGGTATCGGGACTTAGTTCTAAATTTTCAATTTTTGCAAGTTCATCAAGCGTCAGTTTCTGTTTAGCTGGCTTTCTAGTGGGAACCCTGAAATTTTTCACATCGTCACTTGGCATCTGGCCAGAATATTTTTCAATTAGCCTCCTGATTGACTTAATTTTCTTTTGAGAAGTAGAACCAATATTTACTTTTTTTACAGTCTTGCCGTCGATCTTTTCTGCCGTTTTTAAGTAAGCAGCGTATGATTGGAACCATTTAAGATCGATATCTTTTATATTAAGGTTATCAATATCAGTAAAGGATGATATTTGTTTTCTATACCCGTCAAATATGGCGTAAGGGGCAGGTTTTACTTCGTCTTGAAATCTTTTAAGTTCCAGTTCAAAGATTCGACCCAAGGTCAGCGCTTTTTTTTCTTCGAAGAAATCAGTAGCGGCTATTTCACCATTTAATATTTTAATTAACTCTCGCTCGAACTCAGCATATTTTTCAGAAATTAAATTATTGATAAATGCTGAGTTAGTAACCTTGGGCTTTACCCGGCATGCTTTTTTGTCCCAGTCATCAGCGTGGCAAGAATAGATTCCTTTTCGTTTTTGCTTTCCGTTTAAGTAAAATTGCAACTGAATAGGATGTGACCCATCTGCATATGTCTTACCTTTGAATAAAGCGATCTTTAAATTAATACTCATAACCAGTGTCTAAACGGTGTCAAATGGGTGTCTAAAAATAGCGAATTAACGCGATATAAAAGAATGCTAGTTGAATTAGCAAAGTGCCTTTTAACTAAAGTTAAGGCTATTTTTAGTACCGTTTTAGACCGAACTGGTATTGATTTGGTGTTCTCGATGAGATTCGAACTCATATCGACGGCTTCGGAGGCCATAATTCTATCCATTGAACTACGAGAACTATCTGGCGCAAAGATATAAAAAACGGTTAATCAATCTTATTAATTGGTACTAAGAGTTGTAAAGCACCTGGCGCCAAGTTTAAACTGAGCCTGGTGGTTAGTAACCTTTATCTCTTTAACTTTTTTAATGTTGTGCTTATTGTCTGTTATATACACATTAAGCGTTTTAACTGCATAAGGCAAGCCCTTTAAATGCACTTGCCTGGTGGCGCTGTTGTTTACTATATGAAAGCTATAGGTGCCGGTAAATGAATTGCCTAAAGCAGTGCAAGAAACATTTTCGTTATCTGCCACAAGCGGAAAAACGTATAAATTTGACGGCGTTGATGCTAATTGTTTAAGCTGCCAAAAACGACGGGTTGGCCTTAATTGCCCGTTATCACCAAAAATTCCGCCGCCGGCTAAAGGCGAATAATCTGCCGTAAGTTGCCATTGTAAAATAGACTGCGGCTGGCAGATAGCTATAAGGCGGGTATAAAGATTAATTTCTTCAAGGGCGTATGATTCTTCTTCAAAATAAGCAGGATAGGCCCAGGCTGCCGCATCAATACTGCCTTCGCCTACAAGCAGGGGCAGATTAAGTTTTTTTGCAGCATCGGCCCATTTTTGTAATGTTGGTGTATCCCATCCGCGCCATGAGTGAAAGGATATTGCGCCAATGTAGGGCAATGCTTCGGGGTCATTCATAGCCGGGTAAATAAATTTATAAGTTGTGGCATCTGAATTATCGCCCGAGAGCAGCTTGGTTGATAAATTTTTTGATTTGAAATAAGCGCCAAGCCCCTTTATCAGTTCGGCATGTTCGCTGCCTGTTTGCCTGATGTTTATCCCAAGATCTGATTCATTAAAGGAGAAGTATTTAACCTCGGCACCATAATGAGTTTTTAAATAAATTATATAATCAGTAATTGATTTATATATCTGTTGCATATGATCTGCAAGGAGAGGGTTACCCCAAACACCATTTTTATCAGGACCATACTTTAATGGCCCAACAACTGCCCATTGCGGTGGCGACCATGCGCTTAAAATAATAGGAATGTTTAGTTTATATAATTTTTGCGCCATTTCCATTGATCTTTTAACATGCTCGTTTAAAAAACCACTGTCGGCTGCTGCAATAGGGTCCTGGCTCATGGATGGTTGCCAGGTATGCCAGGGCATTTCTACACGGCCCCACACCACATTTAAGTTTTTAAGGCAGTAATCAATTACCTGTGGGTCGGTTTTGGCGTTTTGCAGGCGAAAGTTTCCACCAAGGCCCATAAAGTTTCTCCCCGGGTTGGTGGTATCCATTTGCAGGGTAGCATCGCTGTCATCAACAATACCGGTTACATTTATAGAAAAGGATTTTGCAAAAACATCTCCTTTATTTAATTCCCCTTCGCAAATAGGGAAGTATAGCTGAATGTGTTTTAACGTATCGTTATTAGGCTGTATAATTTCCGATGGCTGGCTTGGTGTAATGGTTATTTCTTGCTGATTGCCCTTAAAACCAATAGCTGTAATGGGCGATTGCGGCATTGTGCTTGTCCGTTTTAAATGACTGGCGCTGTTTGTATAAACCGTTTTTGGAAGCCGTATTCCTAAGTAAACACCTTTTACTGTAGTATCATGGTTTACCGTACATTTTATAGTAAGTTTTATTTTACCATAGCCTATGTCTTCATTGGTTATAATAAAGCCGAAGCTACCTATAGCAGTATTTACTACCTGCAGGTTGCTACTCCGTTTAAATTGAGGCTTTTGAAGTTCTTTACCTGTCGATTTTATTTTTAGCCAACTATTGCCTACAACATCAATACTGGTATTAAATGCCATTAGCTGGCCTTTAATACGTATGCCGTTTAAGTTGCCGTATGGCATAAATTCGGCCTGTGCAAATACATTTTTTGGAAATGACAGCAGTGCCAAAAGCGAGGCCATTGTATAATTTAAGTAACATTTATTTAAATTATACAATGCTTTCATGCCTGCAATGTAAGGTTAATATTATAGTTTAATTTTTGTTAAACGTTAAACCTGAAGTGCATTATATCGCCATCTTCAACAACGTAGGTTTTGCCTTCAACTGCCAGTTTGCCATTTTCTTTAATAACAGCTTCTGATCCATTAAACTTAACAAAATCTTCGTACTTTATTACCTCTGCGCGAATAAAGCCTTTTTCAAAGTCGGTATGGATAACACCTGCAGCCTGCGGAGCGGTAAAGCCCTGTGTAATGGTCCATGCACGCACTTCTTGTACACCTGCAGTAAAGTATGTGGCCAGGTTAAGCAGGCGGTAAGCCGCTTTTATTAACTTATTTACGCCCGATTCTGCAAGCCCTAAGTCATTCAAAAACTCCTGACGTTCTTCGTATGATTCCAGCTCAGCAATTTCAGCTTCAATTTGTGCCGATATAACCAATACTTCAGCATTTTCTTCTTTTACAGCCGCTTTTACTTTTTCTACATAAGCGTTACCGGTGGTAACAGAGCCTTCATCAACATTACATACGTACATAACCGGTTTGGCAGTAAGCAACCATATATCTTCAATATATACCTTATCTTCTTCAGCAACAGGGGCGGTACGGGCAGATTTTCCTTCCAGCAAATGGTTCCTGTAAATGGTTAGTACGTCGTAAGTTTTTTTAGCTTCCTTATCGCCGCCTGTTTTGGCCATTTTCTCAACCTTTTGGATCTTTTTTTCTATCGAATCCAGATCTTTAAGCTGTAGTTCAGTATCAATAATTTCTTTATCGCGGATGGGGTCAACAGAGCCATCAACGTGTATCACGTTATCGTTATCAAAGCAGCGTAATACGTGTATTATGGCATTTGTAGCGCGTATATTAGCCAGGAACTGGTTACCCAGGCCTTCGCCTTTGCTGGCACCTTTAACAAGCCCGGCAATGTCAACTATCTCAATAACATTCGGAACAACGTTTTTTGGGTTAACAATTTCTGTCAGTTTTGTAAGGCGTTCATCAGGCACGGTAATTACACCCACATTTGGCTCAATCGTACAAAACGGAAAATTTGCCGCCTGTGCCTTGGCATTTGATAAACAGTTAAAAAGCGTTGACTTACCTACGTTTGGCAAGCCTACTATACCACATTGTAAACCCATTTGTTAAACTCTAATTTCTAAATTGTAAACTCTAAATGAGCGCGCTAACTGCCTACAGCAAACTGCAAACCGCCTACTCAAATTAAGCCGCAAAGATAACAGAAAAAACTGCCTTGTAATTTGAAAAAATAAACGACTTTTGCGACCGTTACCAATGGGTATAAATTAAGGCAAAAACATGTAAACAAGAGGGCGCTTTTTATGGAAGAAATGGTTGAGCAAATAGAATTATTACTGCAGGAAGGTGATAATAGCCAGTTAAAGGATTATTTGAATAACCTTAATATATCGGATGTTGAAGAACTGATTGATGAACTTCCGGAGTACGGCCCCTTATTTATAGAAACCCTTTCCATTAACCGGGCGGTTAATGTATTCAGGATATTGGATTTTCCTACGCAGGAACGTATTATTAAAAAACTTTCAGGTAGAAAAGTAAGTGAGCTTATTAATGAGCTTCCGCCGGATGACCGTACCGCTTTTTTTAGTGAATTACATGGCGATGCGGTTACCAAGCTGATACTGCACCTATCGCCCGAAGACCGTAAAGAAGCATTATCCCTATTAGGCTACCAGGAAGACAGCGTTGGCCGTTTAATGACACCGGATTACATTGCCGTTAAAAAGAGCTGGGATGTAACCCGTGTACTTTCGCACATTCGCCGTTACGGTAAAAACTCCGAAACCATTGACGTAATTTATGTGATTGACGATAATGGAGTTTTGCTGGATGATATTCGTATCCGCGAGATATTATTGGTAAAG